TTGCTATGAACTTAAAGACGCATGCGATAAAAACGATAAGAAGTTTGACAACAAAGTAAATAACTTCTTAAGGTTTGCAATGGATAACTTTGATACTGAATTAGTTGTTATGGGTATCAAACTTGCTCTTACACAATACTCACTTCCAATCGATCCAGATGAAGTTGAGTGTTTTGATGAGTTCCATGAGCGTTTTGGTAAGTATATCCAAGCCGCACAGAGCGCCTAAGGCGCAGTGGTATTGGGTAAGGCAACGGCTTATGCTGGTAAGACCTTACCCAATATTTCACCAAAACTGTTGACATATGATAGTAAATATAGTATACTGTAAGAACAATAAGGCACTGAAGGAGTACAAATTATGGGCATAGATACAAAAGGTTTTGAACCAAATCCAGACATTACAAAAGAAGAATTAGAAGCTATGAGAATTGATGTAGCTGATAGAATTATTGTTGCTCGTGTTGGTTTACTACTTAGACATCCATTCTTTGGCAATATGGCTACTAGGCTTATTGTTAAAAACTGTGATGATTGGTGTCCTACTGCCGCAACAGACGGAAGACATTTATTTTACAATACACAATTCTTTAATGCAATGAGCAATAAGGAAATAGAATTTGTAATCGCACACGAGATTTTACATTGTGTTTTTGATCATATTACACGTAGAGAAGATCGTATTCCAATATTACACAACATCGCATGCGATTACATCGTTAACAATACACTAGTACGTGATCGTATTGGTGAAATGGTAAAAATTGTTAAGTGTTATCAAGACTTCAAATACGAAGGTTGGATGTCAGAGGCTGTATACGATGACCTATTTAAACAAGCAGAAGAAAATGGTCAAGAGTATCTAAAACAACTAGGCGACTTACTTGACGAACATGTTGACTGGGAAAAAGAACCTGAAGGCAAAGACAACAAAAAAGCAAAAGGTAAAGATGGAAAAGGCGAAGGCAGACCTACTTACTCTAAAGAAGAACTTAAAAAAATACGTGACGAGATTAAAGAAAACATGATAAGTTCTGCACAGGCGGCCGGTGCTGGTAACACACCTGCAGAGGTGCAACGTATCATTAAAGAACTTACAGAACCTAAAATGAACTGGCGTGAACTACTACGACAGCAAATACAATCTACAATTAGAAATGATTATACATTTAGTCGCCCTTCACGTAAAGGTTGGCATACTGGTGCAATACTTCCAGGTATGAACTTTATGGATACAATTGATGTTGCTATTGGAATTGATATGAGTGGTTCAATTGGTGACAGTCAAGCAAAAGTATTTCTTAGTGAAGTTAAAGGTATTATGGACGAGTACAAAGACTACAATATTAAATTATGGTGTTTTGACACTGCCGTTTATAATGAGGCAGACTTTAGCGGAGACGGTGGTGAAGACTTACTTGATTATGATATTCAAGGCGGTGGCGGTACTGACTTTATGACTAATTGGGAGTATATGAAAGAACATAATATTACACCTAAGAAGTTTATTATGTTTACAGACGGTTATCCATTTGGTAGTTGGGGTGATGAGGACTACTGTGAAACAGTATTCATTATACATGGTCATCACGATAAGAATACGAAAGCACCATTTGGTGTAACTGCTCACTATGAGGAGGCACGTTGATAGCAAACAAAATATCTGCCCAGGACTTTTTTGAGATAAGAAGGCTTAAATTTGAGCCACCACATCTTACGACAATCGATCTACCACAATCATACAATATGGAAAGTGCTATTAGCAAGTGGATAGAATCTAACCTTAAAAAGAGATACTTTCTTAAAAAGGCAGTAAGTTTAACTAAATCAAACAAGATAGATACAGTGCTTAGAGCAGGGTTTGAGGATCCAAAAGAACTGTCCTATTTCGTTTTAGCATGTCCACATTTAAAGTACAAATAAATATAAAGTACATATATAATACATAAGGAGTGAATAATATGTCAGAAGAAAATAAAACAGCAGAAGCTCAAGCGGCGCCGACAGCGGCACCAGCAGGTGAAGCACCACAAGCAGGTGTATCAACTGCACCGGTTGAACTTACTGTTCAAGACCTTGGTGTAATTAGATCAATTATTGATGTTGCATCGCAAAGAGGTGCATTCAAAGCCAATGAAATGGAAGCCGTTGGCAAAACATTTAACAAACTAGATGCTTTCCTGCAGACAGTTCAAAAAGCTGAAGAAGAAGCTAAAAAAGAAGGAACTGCGGCAGAGGCACCTAAAGGAGACAAGTAATGGCTGAAATTAAACACGTAGGCAGACTTAAAAAGAACAACCGTAAGGTTGTAGTAGCCTACAGAGTTATTCCAGGAGAAAATCCTCCTGCAAATGCTTTAGTAATTGATACTGCTACACTAACCGATGCAGATCACGATACATTAATTAAAACTGTAGAAAGTAACTCAGCACAAACTGCTTTTGAATTTTCTGAAGTTATGGCAAGAACACAACTTAGCGACGGTGCTAATATGTTAGCAAGATTCCATAGCACAGGAAAACTTCAAGCTGTTCCAATGACAGAAGTTGAGATGACACCTAACACTGCAACACAAGTTGGTTTAGACGAGTTAAACAAAATCATTGCAGATCAAAGAGGTGTAACTATTGCAGACTTAGCTCTGAAAGATCCAAACGAACTTCCAGAAGGTACAAGTATTACCGAAGCTGGTAGTGTAAGTGAAATGCCAAGCACTACTAACAAGGCAGTGGTAGCTGAAGCACAAGCCGCTAAATTACAAGCACCAACAGACGGTGTGTTAACTGATGCTGACTTGGCCGCAAAATATAGAAGTGATGCGGATAGATTATACAAAGAAGCAAAGGCACTTAGAGCACAGGCTGAAGAGCTTGTTCCTACGACAAAGAAGAAGACTAGTGCCAAAACAACTGCCTGATGATGTAATTAGGCATTGGCCTGAGGTTTTTCGTGACATAGACATTCAAACTATTCCCATAAACTATCTTCAATCAATAAGAGTTGAATTCAAAGAAGGTAAGATATGGGAAATAGATTGCAATGCCAAACGCAGTACAGGCGCTAATTTAGATGACACTATAGCAGAACTCTTTAATGAATACGGCAAAGACATTAAACATGTGGACTTTAGGTTGAATACAGCAAAAGTAAAGCGGGATATACAGAAAAAAACTAGGGCTTTTTTAAAGAATCCTACAAAAAAGAAAAAGTAAGTTATCATTGTTTTGGTATAAATACATATAACAATGAATTAGGAGCATTACATGGGTACTTTACGAATCAAACGAGGCACCAAGACGCAACTACAATCCAGTCCAGGATATGTACCAGCTGAGGGTGAACTTGTTTACACAACAGACAGCAAAGAAGTATTTGTAGGAGATGGCGCTACAACAGGCGGTACTCCAGTATCTGTATCAACACAGAATTTAGAAGACTTAGGTAACGTACAAGCGTTAGCCGCACAAAACGATCAAATCCTTGTATACAATGGCACTAAATGGGCCGCTACAGACAACCCAGCTGTAGATATAAGAGGTAACATTTATGGTGACGATTCAACGCTCCTAGTTGACGCTATTAATGGAAAAATTGTTGCTCCAGTAGAAACTACTTCAGTAACAGCAACTAACCTAGTTGGTAACTTAACAGGTGACGTAGTTGGATCAGTTACAGGTAACGTAGTTGGTAATTCAACAGGCACACACTTTGGTAACGTAAATGGTAACGTAACAGGTGACGTAGTTGGATCATTATTTGCTGATGATAGTTCATCAGTTATTGATTCAATGGCAAAAGTTTTAACAATAGCAAAAATTACTAATATAGGTAACCTACAAATTAATGCAACTGGCGGAATTAGTCTTGCAAGTGGATCTAATCTTACAATTGGTTCTGTAGGTGATGACAACGCATTTAAAAATGGACAATTATTAATTAAGCGTTCGGCTACATCAGGTGTTGCTGTGTCAGTTAACACATATCACGATAGCGACAATGTTGCTGATATGAAAAGTGTTAAACATAGAGGCACAGTAGATGCGCCAGCATCATATCAATCTGGTGATAGAACTATGGAACTTGTTGGTCAAGCATATGACGGATCAAGTAACAGAGAAAATGTTACCCTTGTTTTTGAAACTACAGGCGCAGTATCTAATAATGTTGCACCAGGTAAGGCTACTTTTAAAATACGTAATCCTGCAGGGACTAATACAGAATTTGCTTTCCAGAACGACGGTGGTGCTGTTATGCCTGCCTCTGGTTATGTTCAGTTTGGATCAATGACAACTACAGAACGTAATGCACTTACGCCAGCTAACGGAATGGTTATTTACAATTCATCAGATAATAAATTCCAAGGCTATGAAAACAGCTCCTGGGTCAATTTAGTCTAAATCAAATAAAATAACAGATATATACTGTATGTTAGAAGTACCTAAACATATCTATTGGTCAGTGAACGATTCACCGTATGCTGATTTTAAATCTTATCTAGACAAAAACATTCCTTTAAAAAAATTTAATTACAAAATTGCTCCTTTAGATGTAGATTGTGATAGCTTCAGACAAGAATGTTTAAATGCCGCAAAATTACTTCCTAACAATTTAGCTATTCCAGTAAGTGGTAGCGACAGTGAAATTATTGCCCGTTGTGCTAAGATACTAGGAAAAGATGCTACAATATATTACGAACATTATCCTTGGGCAAACGACACACATCGTACTAAAAGTAAACAGATAGCAAACGAACTCGAATACGACTGGGTAGAATATACTGCTGATCGTTCTGAATGTTTAGAACGTATGAAAAAGTATAGTGTAATGCTAGGCAATATGAGTAGAGGTTTTTTAATTACGTTAGGGCTGTTTGATAAGATACCACAAGATCAATTTATTGTGGGCGGCCTAGGCGAACTGGAAAAGGACGGACACATCTATCGTGTCACTATGGAGAATTGTATAGGCAAAGATTGGGATACAGACATTATCATTCCTTGTCCGCCTACAGAAATTGTTTGGTGGCTATGGGCAAAACATACTCAAAGAGAAGGACAATATACTTTTTTTAATAGCACACTACCTTTGATTAAAAGTCAAATTACACACCCTTTATTAAGTTATGGAAAACAAAACAAAGGTGTTTGTAATACTATGTCTATGAAAAACTCCGAATGGCCCGAGCTTATCTATAAAGAAAAAACAGATCATTTTCATCCAAATGATAACTTTTACCAGGAAATTTATGACGAAATGGAAGAGAATATGTATAAACATTACGACAGAGAATTGTTTACATTAGTTAAAAAAGGCTTTTGTGGCTTTGTAAATTATACAGAATTACTTGACTTTTAATTAAATTTGTTGTATAATAAGTTATGTTTGAAGTTTTTATATTTGTATCGTTAGGAGTAGCTTGGGGACTTGCATTTGGTGTAATTCCAACAGCTGGTCCTACAACCGCACTACTTACTAGTTACGTATTTTTCCCTTATTTTTATAGCGATCCTTATTTAGGTGTAGCTTTTTACACAGCAATGGTCGCGGCTTGTGCCACAGGAGATACATGGAGTAGCATATTGCTTGGTATTCCTGGAAGTAGTTCTAGTGCGGCAACGGTGCTAGACGGATATCCTCTAGCGAAAAAAGGAAAAGCAACCTACGCTTTAAGTGCCGCTTTTACAAGTAGTACGATAAACGGATTGCTATTTGGTTCGCTTGTTTTCTTGTTAATGCCAATTTATGGTAAACTACTTTTAATTTTTGGCATTCCTGAATTATTAATGCTTAATATATTAGCTCTTACTTGTGTTGTATTTTTAGTAAAAGGAAATATTAGACTAGGAATAGTAAGTATCTTATTAGGATTCTTATTAGGTTATATAGGTATTGATGAGAATAATGCACCTAGACTTACATTTGGTTACACATATCTAGAAGATGGTATTAATGTACTCATTCTTGTGAGTGGATTATTTGCTGTTCCAGAAATAGTTGATATGTTTTTAAAAAATAACCAATTACAAAAATTAAACTCAAGCTGGAGGCAAGTAGTGCTAGGTATCTTGGCTTGGAAAAAATATTGGTTCATAAGTCTACGTGGAGGAATGATAGGAGCATTAGTTGGTGCTCTGCCAGGAGTACACGGCATAGTTGCTGATTGGCTTAGTTATGCACAAACTAAATTTAGTTTACCTAAAAGAAAATTCGGCAACGGAAACATAGCAGGAGTAGTAGGACCAGAAGGTGCAAATAATGCTGTCACGGCCGCTAGTTTTGTTCCGACAGTAGTATTTGGTATACCAGGTACACCGTTTACTGCTGTCATATTAAGTTTATTTTACTTGCTACATTTTGACTTGGGTTCAGTTTCAATTCAACAAGATAGTGAGTTCTATAAATATCTTACAATAGGATTTTTAGGAGGTACTGTTTTGGTAGGCATTAGTTGTTTGTTGTTGAGTAAGCCTATTACTTTACTTTTAAGGATTCCAGTAAAAGTGTATGCGCCTTTGATATTATTATTAATTGGTTGGTCATGTTATCAAATATCGCATACATATTATGATATTGCTACTTTAGTAGTATGTGCGGCGATTGGATTAACATCTAAGCGCCTTGAATTAAATAGACCAGCGATATTGTTAGCTTTTATCTTATTTGCTAAGATTGAAGCATTGAGTTATCAAACAATGTCGTTGTACAATATAACTACGTTGATAGAACGTCCAATTACTATCGTATTGTTCGTGTTAACACTAGTAACTATTGTTGCCGGTCTAAAATATGTTGAAACAAATAGGAGTTATAAATGAAACATATGTTAACATTGGTTGTAGGATTAATTCTAACGGCAACCTCGGCGATGGCCGATTATAGATTAGTTGTTCCTAGCCCTAAAGGAACAGGTACTGCAATTTGGGCCGATGTTGTTGCGTCTGAGCTAGAAAAATACTTAGGCGAAAAAGTAATTGTAGAAAATATTAAGGGCGGTAAAGGTAATGTTGGTTTAGAAACTTTCAATACCAAATATAAAAACGATCCTAAGGTTATTTTACTTGCACATGGCGGCAATGCTAATGCATGGTTAATCGAAAATGTAAAATGGAGTTTTAAAGATTGGGAACCGATCTTAATTCAACCATATAATATTACAACAACTATTGCTAGTGATTACGACTGGCAAAATGATGTACTTAATTTAGCAGACTGTTCAGGTTGTGTACCTGAAACACTAGGCTGGACTTTGCTTAAAGGTTGGAACAATATTAACTTTGTAAGAAAGATGAGTGCAGGTGATGCGAAACAGGCTTGGCTAAGAGGTGACTTTACATATATTAGAGAGCCAGCTTCAAGACATATTAAGAATACTGCTCCTATGGTAGAAGATGGAGAAGCAGTAAGATTATTCAATCACGGAATGTTTACTCCTGATAACGGTTTTGTCCAAGATTATAACTGGCCAGATACACCTACAGTAGTAGATCTTTACAAGAAAACATTTAATAAAGAACCATCAGGTGATATTTACGAAGCATACATCTTATCAGCAGTATGGCGTGATGGATTGCAAAAAGGACTGTTTATGCATCCAGGTGCAAATTCAAATGAAGTAGTACAAGCATTTGAAAATATGATGGCTAATAAAGAAAGTAGAGAATATCTGATTTCCAAACTTGGCGATTATCCTATGTACTTTGGTGAAGAGTCAAATATAATTATGGATTCATTGTATAGCTACGTTACAAAAGAAAGACTGAAGTTGCTTGTTGATTTTGCTAAAGACAAAATGGAATGGTCAACTGCTGAATACGTAGATGAAAAAACAATCGACTAATAGGGATTTAATATTACATCTTTCAAGTTTAGGGGACATAGTTCCTCTAGACTTTACTATTGATATAAAGAAACTTAAAAATGAATTATCTTTGTTTGATAATGATTGGAAACAATATAATCCCCGTAAACCAAATAATAGACAAGGGTTAAGTATAACCAGTTTAGACGGCGGACTTAGTGGTGTGCCAGATCTTGATAGCTTGTTCGAGTACAACAAGCAGAATGGTACAGAAATATCTGAAGTAGACATTAACGTTAAAACACCTGTAGCAAGCAATTTAAGCGTCATACAGCCGCTTTTAGATACATTTGATACTCTAGGACGTTCTCATTTTATACGCTTAAATCAAGGCGGATTTTTCCCTCCACACAGAGATGGTAAGATATTAGATGTTACATGTTTTAGAATTATTACACTTTGTCATAATTGTAATAAAAATGAATTTGCTTTTGTATACGAAGATAAAGTAGTTACACTAGAACCAGGTAGACCATATTTTATTAACACTCGAAAGCGACACAGTGTCTTTTCTTATGTAGACAACAGTGTACAATGTGTTCTAAATATTCCATTGACAACAGAAAACTATAAATCAGTAATTAGAAGTTTACAGCAAAAATGAAATATAGATCAGAATTAGTTTCGTTCCAAGATATATTACCAGTATGGCAGGAAAAACTTTGGAGAGGAAGAAACAGTCCTATTAAGCCTATGAGCAGTATGTTGTATAAAGGCGGATATAATATGGATATCTATAACTTGTATTCTCCGACATTCTTTGCTGTTTATAATAATGCTAATAAAATTATAGGCGTTAACAGCGGACATAGAACAGATGAACAAGTTTATAGATCTAGAGGTATATGGGTTGATCCTCTATATAGGAAAAAAGGAATAGCAGGAATATTATTTTGTGAACTTGAAGGACAAGCAATGAAAGAAAAATGTATTTCTATATGGAGCGTTCCAAGAGAAGAAGCATTACCTGCATACGTAAAATACGGATTTGTAAAAACAAGTAACTTCTTCGACGAAGGTATGGAATTCGGTCCTAATTGTTATGTAATGAAAGAACTAGATTATGAACTTAAACAACATTGATTACTTTTCTTGTAAATTTGATTTAGGCGAAGGCCAAACTAATCAAGACTTCTTTACAGAAAGAGATATGTTAGGAGGTTGGACAGTAAGTGCAAGGCATCCTGTGGCTGGTTTAAAGCGTCATACAGCGTCACTAGTACTGCCTAAGAAGCAAATTAATACAGCTACACCCAAAGATTTAAGAAGCATTATAGAAACAACTGTAAAGCAATATGCCACCAATAATAACGTCATATTCTTATCAGGAGGCAAAGATAGCACTGCACTAGCACATATATTCAAAACCCTTGATATTCCGTTTACTGCTGTAAGTTTATATTCTAGCGTTTCAAATACTACTGAAAAATATGTTGTTGAACAAATAGAAAAAGAACTAGATATAAAGGTAGAGTATTATAAATTAGACACTATACCAAAGACTAATTTTCCGTATTGGATAGAAAATCCTTATACTGCAAAACGTATGGCTTTAGAAAATTTAGGTCTTACTGAGCATGTAATTTTTACTGGTGAAATAGGAACCGGTGAAATGCAAATTAATCAAAGTTTACAATATACTGCTATGAACGGTTACCAGCCTAAAGACTTAGCACATTGGCATGTTAATGTGTGCGGTAGCTATAGACGAAATAATAGTGTGTTACCTCTTAGCAATGACCCTATCTATAAAGAATGTGTTGAGCATTTTAACATGAGATTTGCACAGTGGGATAATCATCCTGATATATTAAATAGAGTTATGTTTAGTAGACTACAAGATGAGGGTGCATACAGATTATTTAATTATGGCATGGATGGATATAAATGGGTTCATCCGTTTGCTGAAAACGAATTTATTGATATATGTACTAATATGCCTAGTGAGTATAAAGGCAAAAAAAACTTATATAAAGAAATGTACAAAGATCTTACAAACATTCCATGGAGGTATCCAAAAAGTGGACTCGGCATTAAAACTGTGTAACATAAAAAATATTGTTGTAGTACCTAACAAAGAAGCAAAGGCAAACTTCTTAGATACAGTATATCCACACTATATTGATTGTATTGTTTTGACAGCTTCTGAAGCACCTTCATATGTAGGGAAATTTATTTTCTTTGGATGCTATGTAGAAGAATTGTCTAAATATGAAAATATTGTAATGGACGATATAATTTATTCTAATTGGGAGCCACAACCTTATAAGACAAAGTGGACACCTCAATCATTAGCTTCATTTATGGCCCATTGGTTTGCACAAGACAAATTAAGAAAAATGCATAATAATCTTAATTGGAGATTTGAAAATGGCAAACCCACAGATGGTCGAGATGAATGGTTAAGTAAAATTATGTACTAACGTATTTGTTACAATTTTCTTCTAGTTTACCTATTTCATATTGTAAGGGATCATCAAAATACTTAAACCCTAGGTCTATACATTTTTTTGCTAAACGCTTGTGCCTATCTATACGTGTTGGAAGATCATTAAAAACTTTACCATTATCATATACCCAGTACATTCTATATGGAAAATTATTCGGAAAGCGTTTGTCTTTTTTTAGATATCCTGCCAGTGTATAATCTGTCTTAGCCCTAGTATTAGGTTTTACTCGCATTAGTACTCCAATATATAATGGTTTTAATATTTCGTCATATGGTTTAAGTTTTTCTATAGTATCTAAAGTATCTAAAAATTCCTCTTCACTTTCTGTAGGATATCCTACAAAATACATACTTCTTGTAGTAATATTCAAACGATGACATTGCTCCATAGTATATAACAAATCTTCTTTAGTATACTTTTTATCCATCTCTTTCAAAGTATCAGTGCTTCCGCTTTCAATACCTAACTTGATATGATGTAAGCCACTTTGCCTTAATCTATCCCACATCTCAGGTGGCATTTGTTTTTTTGCCCTTACAGCAAAGTATGCACTCCAGGCAAATTTTATATTATTCTTTTCTTGGTAATCTATAAGTGTATCAACCATTTGATTCATTTGTTTTAATACACCGTTTACAATATTATCTACAAAAACAAAATCAGCAACGCCATATGTTTCATAATAATAAATTATTTCTTTGGCAACATCTTCTCCGGGCCTTGCTCTATAAACTCCAAATTCTCCTCTTACGTTACAAAACTTACAATCAAAGATACAACTACGTGTTCCTTCAATAAACAAACTAGCAACACCTAATGTATTTTCTGCTACTTCATACGCATCTTTTGGATATTGCGAAAATTGAAAATCAGTATAGTCTGGATAGTTTATTTTAGATAAATCTACTTTTGGGGTTCTAGGTGCTTCTAGTTTCCATTCAGGGTCATATGTATCTTTATTATAAACTCCGCTTGCTAGTGTTCCGTTTAATAAACTTTCAACACCATGCTCTCCTTCTCCAACTACAATCCAGTCCAGTATATCCCACCCTAATTCTAAACCAAAATGCTCAGCGGCACTTCCGCCTAACACTGTCGGTATATGAGGTGCTACTTCTTTAAGTTTAGTTAATAACTTCTTAGCAGTTAATTGACTACGTAGGAAATGTACACTTATACCAAAGAATCTTGGATTAGCTTCTGCAATCAATGCTACCCATTCGTCTACAATAGCTTCTAAAGTAACGTCATAAAAGTCTTCGAACATAATAGGATCTTGCCATAGTTGCCATTTATCTGACCCTTCCCAAAACCTATCTTCGTCACTTTGAAAATATTCTTTATCTTTTTTTAATCTATGCCATAAGTCTAAATTTAGATCTATACAATAGCAGGACATTCCTTTACTCTTAATAAAAGATTTAATTCGTGCTGGTCCAATAGGAGGTCTAAGTTCAATACTAGGTATATTTGCTATTACAATATCTTGACCTTTAGGTATCGTTAAACTTTTATATTGCATACAATTTTTCCAAATACTGTTTTTTCTTACTCAATACACTATCGCTATTAGGTTTAATAGATTCAAATTTGTTTCTAAATACTGCGGCAGGTGTATTTGTAATTGTGCCGACATCATAGCCCATGTTGTATACTCTACTTATCTGATGAGCATTAAAGTGATTATGGTTACGAAATCTATTTAAACATTCATCTGCTAACTCTTTTGCTTGATACCAATTTATGTGTCCGTTGTCCCAAATCATTCTGTCTTTATTTGTTGGTTCTAAATCTTTATATCCCCAGCGATAAGGATCAATCATTAGCTTACTATGTTCAAAATGACTATTCAAACTTGGAATACTTAATGCATATACTTCTTTATTATCTAGAGGACAATCTTTTGAGTCTAACCATTCTATAGTACTTCTTATACTTTCTAAAGGCTCGTATGGCAATCCGAAAATAAATCCGCTTCCTAAACTTATGTTACTATTTTCTTTGATATAATGTAAGCCTTCGATAGTTTTTTCTTTGGCCATTCCTTTTCCAATAGCACTTCCAGATTTTTTAAATAATGTTTCTATACCAAATTGTAGTCCTACTGCTCCGCTTTCTTCTAACAAAGGTAATGTATGCATATTGCTTATAAGTAAATCACTTCTTGCATACGATCCAAAACTGACCTTAAAGGGTAAGTTTGTAAATACTTCGTGTATATATTCGCATTTCTCAGGACTATCATTTAGCAAATCATCCATAATATCGTACACTTGTGTTCCAAATGTTTCATAATTATATATTAGTTCATCTCTAAGAACACTTTTATTTTTTAAATGTTTATAAGTATCACCTTTCCCATTTCCTGGATAAAAACAATAACTGCATCTAAATTTACAACCCCTAGCAATTTCAATAGGCAATGCTTCACCTGGAAATACACAATCTTGTTCTGTAAATATAGTTTTGCTGTTGTGAAAATCTGTGTATTCATAATCTACATTGCTATCTACTATAAGTTGATTGTTTACTAATTTTCCTTTAGCATTTCCTTCAGCAACAGCTAAAATTGCTTTATCAGCAAAACCACTTACTAATATGTCAAATACATTTCTGGCTAACTTAGAATAAGTCGCAGGACCCCCTCTATTTCCGCCGATAGCAACTTTGAAGTTAAAACGTTGTTTATATTCATTGATTAAATTTAGCATCCAATCTTGTTCAAATATTTTATTTCCTTTGTTACTCATAAATGTATTACTAACTCCTAACAGTTTTGTTTCCTGCGTTAAGAATTTATTAAATAATTTGTTTACTTCTTGTTCTGTCAACCTACTTGCAAAGTCAATAACCTGTACAGAATAGCCGGCAGACCGTAGTTCTGTCGCTAGTTTGTATGCTCCTGCTCCACGTATGTAGCCTTCTGCATAAACATCAGATAGTAATACTATATCCATTCGCCGTTTTTATCAAGAGATGGAAAATGATCTCTTGTAAAATCTAACTCCTTTGTAAAGTCATTCAAAAGTATATCTTTGTCGATAGTGCTACTTAACACAATATGATATCTGTCCTTAGTTCCTCCATTCAAAAATGTATGTGGCTCTGAAGTATCAGTGTAATATATACTTCCGTCAGCAGGTAAATGAATTACATACCTATGATGTTGTTCTGGAAAGAAGAATAAATTACTAGGATTTGTTATAATAGGAATATGAAATTTATATGTCATGTCTCTATGTAGTCTATAACAACTCTTTCCTTTAAGTTTTAATATTCTAACTCGTGTAACATCAATTGGAAACTTGCTAATAACATCCTCAAAATATGTGCCTATAAACATATCGTTGATTATGTTAAAACTACCTTCGTTTAGAGGATTAGAGCCATCCTCTTTATTTAAACTAGGCTGTGGTCCGCAACATTCGTGATAAGGATTATTACTACCGAACTTAGATTGAACAGCAAATTGAAATTGGTGTGTTGCACCTTCTGCTCCCCACCAGCCAATTTCCTCCATCTGTGGTAATAAATTATTAAAGTCTTGTTGTAACTTTTTTATATCTAATCCAATATCAAATTTTCTAATTAGTTCTTTAGTCATTAGAACCATACCTCCTTTGCTTCTATAGGTTTTCTATCTTTATCTCTTCCAAAGTTTTTAAATTCACTTGTAATGTATATGCTCTTACGTGGATTATTATCGTGCCAAGATGACACACTATGCCAACTGTTACTACTATTCAGTGTAAGTATAAGTCTATTCTTTTTTATAGGTATTTTTTTAAAAATTGTTTTATCTTCAGTATGTATATTAAAACTTCCACCATAATTGCTATCACTAAAATAAAGTAATCCTGTCCAAATAGTTACCTCACTATCATAATGCACATCTAGTATATCCTTGTCAGTTTTTAAATTTGTGACATACATAGCCTCACGGGCTATCCTATAATCTCCTACTGTTTTCCTAACAGCAACAGATTCGTTTACTAAAGGTACGTTTAAAATTTTGCAAACTTTGTTATGAAAATCTTGGCTTAAAATATTTTCTAGCAAACTTCTTTTATTTCCATCTAACTTTTCTAAACTGTTAATCGCACTAATTGCTTTTGTAACAGAGTTCTCACGAGTAATTAAATTCTTATTACACCATTCTTGGTTAGGAAATAAATTGTCATCATAGTCTTGTAAAAAGTTATCACAAATAACAAATTTGTATGGCACGTTAAATACTTCCACATTTTGCCAATTAAACATAGCTACCCCTATTATATACCGTTCTAGTTCCACGCATATAGGTTGGTGCTAGTATCGTATTAACAAACATTTCTTTGTTATCATACCAATTAACATCCTGTGCTCCTCCCATAGGAAATTGTCCTATCTTATGATCTTTAGTATACCAAACTTTTCCTTGATTAAAAGCAACAGGAACATTAATTAGATTTGAATTTACATCAAAATTTTCTGCTGTATTATCTACTGTGTTCCATGTACACGAATCAATGTATTCTAACCAATCTCTATTGCACATTATGTTTTTTCCAACTTCTGATCTATAGTCAAAATTTAGTATCATTTTTTTATTAAATTCTAACAGGTCGTGTAACATTTCGTTATTATATGTTGTATCTAAGTATTGTTGTAATTCTGTCCAAAACTTTTGATTAACTTCAAAATTTGTATCATACAAGCATTTCCAAAGAATGTATTCTTCTAATTGGTAGAATCTGCCGTTTTCTAATTCTGGAATTTGAAGTTCATCTGTCAAATTATCGTCATCTATAAAATTTTTAAAATGCGTGTAGCCTGTGTTATATATGGAATTAGTATATGTATACAAAGGATTTTTAAAAAAATTGTTATATATACCTTTGTAAAAATCGTAATAAGTTATACCTAATGTATTTCTACAAAACATACTAGCCCATTTAGTGATACTTCCACCATGTAAAGCCATAAACATTTTTCCAAATACCTTCATTTGTAGCCAGTCTTCTAATGAGTATGTTTTTGTAGCAACAATAAACTCACTGGTAGAAGGTTCGCTCTCATGATCTTGTTCTAAAAATTTATGATATCCGTTTATAAAATGTTTTCTTACCCTGGTTTCTATCTGCCATTTTTCCATATACTCTTTTTGAGCGGCTGGAGCATTAGGAAGTAATTGGAAGTCATATATTCTACATTCGTAATGTATACCCCATTCAATAGTATCTGTCAATGCTTGCATCCAAAGATCAGGAGTATCTCCTGGCATTCCCATTACCATTTGACTAATACATGGCATTCGTTCTTTATTTAAATCTCTAATCATTGGTATTTGTCGTTTCACTGGAATATTATATCTATCAATACAGTCTAATACTTCTTGTTTAGTATGCTGTAAACTTACAACATGTTTTTTTAATAGTTTAGCATTATACAAAGACTTGGCTATTTCAACTGTGCGTTCAGGAGTGTTTTTACTAGTGCTATATTGAAAACTTTTAGGATATCCAGTTTCTATCTTTTTGTTACATATGTATTTTACAAAATCTAAGTCTCTAGGAAAAATTCCTAAGTTTGCACCTACATGATATAGAACATCTACCTTTAATTCTTTGGTAAAGAAATCAATCTCGTCATAAACCCTTTGCTCAGGTATCCTACGCACTTTACTATTTGTAGCACTACCCCAATCACAAAAAGAACATTTAAAAGGACATCCTCTATCTGTTTCCCATAGCAATGTAAAGTGCTGATTGCTACCTTCGTCTATATAGCGTTTTTTAAAATCTAACACCCACTCTTTATTTTCTAGCCATGGACTTGCATCAAATTCTTTAAACAAAGAATCTGGCGGAGTTCTTAATCCGGGCAATATCAAATTATTAATATTTTTAAATTCTGTGCCTTGTTGCACTGCTTTTATAATTTCAGCAAAAGGACGTTCTCCATCGTTATACACAATAATGTCTATCTGTGGATAATTTTTAAAAAAATCTACATCTTTCCAATCAGGGTGAGGTCCTCCTGCTATAACCAAACAATTAGGATTTTCTTGTTTTACTCTTTTTGCTATTTGTAAATTTAGTTGCCAATTCCAATCATAACAACTTAATCCTAAGATATCTAATTGTTTTAAATTTATACCTTTTAACATTGTATCAACATCTGTATTTCTAAATAAAGGATCGAGCCAAGTAACAGGCTGTATGTCTTCTTGTTTATCCACGTATGTTTTTAGGCATAAGAACACTAGTGGCATAAAGACTTTTGAATCGTATAAATTTGGTTGTGAGATCAGGACTTTTAGGCTCATAAGTATATTTACCGCCTATGCATTTGTGTAAATACTTATGTGATTATCATATACCATCCAATAAATCTTGTTTATATTGCAACTGTAAAAACCGGTAGTGTAAGTGTGAAGCGTTACATAGAAAATACGCTACATTATCAATACTACAACTATCATATAGCAAGGTCAAATCACAGGGATAATTATCAACCAAATCTAATGAATTTTTATTTACATAGCAACATCACGCAAGTAAAACAAAATGTTCCAGGGGCAGAAAATTTTAAATTTTTTACATCCATAAGAAATCCATATAAAAAATTAGTTAGTTTTTACGAATACAGACATCAAGAAGGATGGCATTTAAGTCCTAGAGAGAATGTACTCACTGGTGTGGAATACGATTGGCGGACATTTGAAACTTGGATCAAAAGCATGTATGACAAGCATGGTCATTGTCATGTTGATAAAAACATCTATTATGAAAACAATATTCCGGCTTGCGATCATTACATTGATACTGATAATTTATATGATGATCTTGATGGTCTTTTACAAAGATACAATATATACAAACCTAACATAGAAAGAAAAATTAGGAACAAAGGACCCGAACGAGAAAAACCAATCGAAGAGTATTATACTCCTGAATTAAAACAGATTGTAGAAGAAAGTTTTAAATGGGAGATAAACAAGTTTAACTATGAATTAACTTAAAAGTTTTTTCGCTAGGTATGCCTGTAATTTGCAAACTTAATCTATCACTATGTCCTGTATTTGCAGTACCATGTGCCATAGTTCTATGCCAATGGACACAGTCTCCTTTTTTCCATTGCTTCCAAACTGCATTTCCAAAGTGCCAATAATGACCAATGTCCCAGTCATTAAGAGCAACAACAAATCTAAGAGCAGTTAGAGCAATTTCTGATGTTTTTTCTTCTGATGCTTTTTTATAGTTATCAATGTGAGTTGGTAACATCTGCCCTGGTCTTTGGCAAAATAATTTTACTTTGATATCAAATTCTTCATGTTCTACTAATCCTAGACGGTCTATTATTTCTTTGAAGTTTGGGTACTTAGATAAATCGAATTTGAAAGAAGAATCAGTAATAGGCACTCCTTCTGGATATCCTATTCCGCTCCAAAACTCTGTATGGTGAGTAACTGTTGGCTGTATGTTTTCTTTTGCTTTTTTAAGGTCTTCATCAAAATCTAAATCGAAGTTACATACCTTCATAAAAACATCTTCTTCTTTATCAACTATTGTCGGATCAAAATGCCAAATGCTAATTTTCTCTGCTTTTGGTCCCCATGATTCGTCATCAAAATTTGAAACATTTTCTATCATAATATTCTCCTTTTTGGTATCTTAGAATCTGCACTTGATACACAACTATCTGTAATACACGGCATAGGACTGTCAAAAAGTTTAAAACCTGTTTCAATATTACCCAAAGGCACATCTCTACAACTATAGCTACGTTTTATACTGCCGTCTGGTTCTCTAATAATAATTCCGCTGTATCCTGCATTACAACTCCATCCTTTAAACTTATTAAAATTAAAAGCATTAAATCTTTCTGCCTGATCCATATAATACTTATCGCCATTAGAATCTTCTAACTCAACTTGATAATGTGCAGGTATTCTTTCCCCTGTGCTTACTTCCATAGGTGGAAGTAAACTAAATTTAGGTTTTGGTCTGTTTGCCCATTTACGTTTTTTATCAGTATATGCACGTTGTGGCATTCCGTTATATAATTTTTGTAATTGTTCTTCAGTATATCCATCTACAACAAAACTTGCTGTAGGATCACTTTGTGGCTTTAGTGTTACATTGATTCCTTGATCATGGAAGAATAATGCATTATCCCAATCACGTTCAAACCACTGTGGTACCATAACCATATTAATTGTAACTTGTACGTCATGCTCTTGGCAAAATATAAGTTTGTCAGCAAACTCCTGCATCTTTACAGGTGTGTTTACATGTTCAGTATGTAGACTTGCAGTAATACTAGCTCTATGAAAGGGTTTTGCATATTCTACATAGGTTTCAAACCAATTCATTTTACGTGAACAGTTTGAAGTCATGTGTATACTTGTATAATTTGTGTTTACTACATCTTGGGCGAGGTGTTTGAGAATGTCCAAGTATCCTGGATGAAAGGTAGGCTCACCCCCTGACAATGAAAAGTGAAAGCTATTGAATCCGTTTCCCCGGGCTTGTCGCTTGATTTCGTCGATCGTTCGAATACACAATTCGGTAGGTCTGTGATCTTTTCTATCACTTCGTGCGTAGGGCCAACAATAACTACATCTGTAGTTACAGAAGCGGCCGAGGAGCCAGGATACAGTAAATAGATCACGATAAAGCAGAGTACGTTGACCCACACTGACAATATCATCAAACGGTATTTTAGAGAAGTCATAGTTCGACCATTTCAAATCTTCATTCATAGTTAATTATAGCACTTTTATATATATTTGTCAATTAAAATATTCCTATGCTAGTCTGTATACTTTGCGATTAGGTTTATCGTCGCTAATTTTATGTCCAAACCTTGCACCATTTATTGCCATAACATTATGTTCAAATTTTTCATCTGGTATTCCTATTCCTAACATAAGAGGTACTTCTTCTTTTTTTATTTTTCCAATATAAGATTCAAGTACCTTTTTGGATTTTTCTTCATTAATACATCGACAAAATCCTGTGCGGTATCCTAATTCTGCTCCTGCAAGTGCGGCCGCCGCGGCCGATATTCCTACAGCTATTCCTAACGATTGGCCATATGAATCAGTTCCTTTAATACTATTACTAGGTATCCATACTAATAATAAATTTGCCAATACTTGTGTATTTCTTTTAAATGTTCTTGCATAATCCTTCTCTTCATAACAAGTTTCGAAAAGTTCCATAATTATTTTTCTATCTGTAATTGCTACTAATGAGTATACGTCTTTTTGTTGTTTTGTTGGCATGTCCGTACAGGCTTCAATAATATAATTTAGATGCTCTTCGGGTATTTTTTTCGATTCAATCCAATTACGTTGACAATGTGATACTATACCTAATAGGCTTGATATTTTTCCTATTATCTTATTCATAATATTTCCTTCACAAATTTATCTCTTTTATTTTGCTTACACACTTGCTCGCAACGAGGAATCTTGTTATCTGATGTCCAACTGTTTTTTATGTCTGTCCAAACTTTTCCGTTTATAGCTTGTTCTATAGTTACATTTTTCAAATTAATATCAGATATATAGTCTTGTTCTTCAAGTATGTCCTCAAATTTATCTTTATTAATATTACTTACCGGATATTCTAACATTTTAGCATTAAGGTGACAGCATGGAATAACATTACCCATGTGATTTACAAATATGCGTTTTTGATTAGCATATTTGCAACTAATACAGCTCGACTCTTTATTATCAACTTGTTTAGGTTTTACATCTTTTGTGTCTTTACGATGACTATAAATTGTTTGGAACGCATGAAATCCTTCTTCAGTGGCTCTAGCACGAGCAATCTCCAACTGGTGTTCATTATGTTCAAACACAATAAATTGCCAATTAGCTAAGCCGCCAGCTTTTATAAATGATCTAAAATTCTTTTCTACTTTTTTAAAATTACTACCTTGCCTATAAACTTCTGATAATTCATCGCTACCGTCTATGCCCCAAGTGACTCTATGACTACTAGGTAATATTTTGGCTAGGTCTCCCCACCATTTTTCACTACGTAAACTGCCATTAGTAGCAACATTAATATGACAGTCCCAACTAGCAAAATGTTTTACGATTTCAAAAAATTGAGGATGACTAGTTGGTTCATCAACACTACCACAAAAATTAATGATTTTAATATTAGGAAACATTTCTTTTTTAAATTTTTCTTTAATCGTAGTAATATCTAAATATGTTTTATTAAGAATTTTATCTGCATGTGTGGATAATTCTCGAAAGCACCCTTTACAACGTATGTTACAAAAACTTGTAAGTTCAATATCAATCCATTCTAATGTTTCAGTTGTCCACATTACTCAAAACACCACGGTATAATTTTTCTGCTATCAGTTCCTCTTTTAGCATCTAAATCTAAAAGGAAACTTTGCATACGTTTATTTAACTTGCTATCAAATTTATAATCTTTATAAAAACTGTTTAATTCAAAAACTTTTGTATCATGTAAAACTCTTTCAACTACTTTAGGTTTTAAGCAATTTACTGCTAGATAACTAGGTTTGGTTAACTTATGAACATCATATTTTCCGTTCCAAGTTTCTTGTAATTTTGTTACTAACTTATCAACATTAGGTAAGTTCATTGCTTGTACAGTAATATTAAAATATAGATGATCGCAATTTAAGTCAACAAGTTCTTGTGTATTTTTTAAAAAGTCTTTATGTTTAGTTGGAAACCGTATAAGATCATTTACGCTCCCCCAACCATCAACACTGATACTAAATTCTAACTTTTTAAATTTACTTAATATGTTTAATAGATGTGGAGTATTACTTACACCATTAGTTTGAATTTGTATTCTTGTGTTGTTACAATTCCATTCGTGGTTAGATAACTGTTTTAGAAATTTTTGAACTGGCTTCATATAAAAAGGTTCGCCGCCTGCTATATAAATTATTTCTGCTTTGTCTACACATTTTTCATATATCCAATCCCAATCTAGCGACTCTCTTGACTGTCTGTTATTTTCATTAGTAAATGGTCCAAGATATTTTTTGTAAACATCTATATCTTCATACCATTTACTACTATTACCAGGATTACACATGGCACATTTTAAGTTACAAGTATTTCCTGGACGCAAATCCCAACTTGTAATTTGATTAGCTGGTCTATCTAAACTACGTAGTCTCTTACTTTTTTTGCCTATTTGTTCCTTTTGTACACAGGCTATGCATTCAGGTCGTTTCCAATATCCTTTAAAACCTTCTCTAATCTCATTAATTGTTGGATTGTCAATGACATCATCTAAAGTAGGTACAAAAACTTTACTTTTATCTTTATATAGACAGCACGGACTTACTGCATATCCTTGTTCTGCTTTCTCAACATATATACTGTTTATTGACTCTAAGCAATTATACGACATCTAATACTCCAATATCAAAATGTCTTTTAGTAGTTTCTAAATATTTTTCTTGATACTTGCTCTTAGGAGCACACAACCCACAACCACAAGTATGTTTGGGACATATAATAGTAGGCATTGTTTGTGTTTCTAGTTTGTGTTTAAGTTCTTTTACTACTTTATATCCTTCACTTATTTTTCCTATTGCTCCCCTAGTCCCATCAAACTTTGCTTGGCATGTTTGATGATGGAATATTTGATCTGTTTGTTGTTCTAAGTGTAGGAAGAACCAATTTACACTACAACTCCAACCTTTAAATTCTCTAAAGTCTACAAATTTGTCTGTACGACTATTTGTGCCTGAACTTAGACACATTTTTCTGCCGCCACAACATGGACGTCCTATACTATTTCCTAGTTGTTTTTCTTTAGAATCAACTTTGTTTTTATTAGGAACTTTAAGACCCCAATAAGTTTTCATCCAATTAATTTGTTCTTCTGTGTATACGTGGGCAAATGTTTTTGCACTGTCTGGTTCTTCTCCTATAATTCTCGGAGTAAAATCAACTCCTAAGTTCTTTAACCACGAGCATAGTTCTTTACATTCATCAAAATGCTGTGCATGAAACATTACATTACAGTTCATGTTAAATCCTGCATTATGGAATTGTAATATCCTATCCTTTACCTGCTGTTTTAATTTTTCAGAACTTTCGGCATGATAACTTACCGTTATGTAATATAGATTATCTATAATACTTTGTGCCATCTTAGAACTCATAGCACCGTTACTTGTTAACGAAAATCCACAAACCCATTTGTCTTTATACTTTAATTCGTATTGTTCCTTTAAATATTTTACAAAAGCAATAAAATTTGGGTTAACAGTTGGCTCGCCGCCAGTAAAACTAATATTTGCTTCTTTATATGTTCGATGTTGCATATAAGTATCGATATATTCAAATACAAAATCTACACTACTTTTTAATTCATCCAAAGTTGCATGTTTACTAAAGTTATCATGTCTGTGTGCAGGGCAATAACTACAATCATAATTACATCTTCTTCCTAAATCCCATGTAATTTGAAATACATCTCCTGTCAATAAATCTACGGTATCAAAGCTCATTAAAGATATCCTTCATCTCCGGAAATGTTTCTTCAAATGTAATACCACGTTGTTTATCACACAGGGTTAAAAATTCTTTCATTTCAGGTAATCGTCTGCTCCAGTCTTCTGACTCCATAAAACTTAACATACCATTTAATCTGCTAATACCATAACTTGCTTCACGCCATTTTTCGTAATCTACCTTTCCTTTGTGCCAACTAGGTATACATAGTTCCCAATTTTCTTCTAACCAAGGATAAAATTCTTCATACTTACGTCTACATTCTTCTTTAAACCATTTAGGAAGTACTTTTACATTTAAATGTGCGGGCCAATATACAAAATGATAGTTGATCATACCTGCACCGAACGGCCACATATTTACTTTTTTAAAACCTTCTTGCATCTTCCATTTAATAAAGTCAGGAATATAGTAAATGTTTAAGGCTTGTACTGCACAAGCAACAGTTATTTCAACATTGTCTGTTGTTTCTTTGTCTAATATGTGAAATACTTCTCTAGTCCTATCCCATTTACTTGGGTAACGTATATACTCATTCATAGTTTCTATACTGTCAACACTATAATGAAATCTAACTAATTTAAAATGACTCCATAACTCAAATAGGTCATCGCGCCATTCTACTCCGTTTGAATTATAACGCAATTCTAATTGCGGTGCTAACCCTTGTCTAATTGCTTCTTCTAATATTTCATAATGTTCCTCGATAATCAAACTTTCTCCGCCAGCAAAGTAAATTTGCTTCATATGCTTCATTTGTTCATAAAATTGTTGCCAGAATATAGGATTTTGTTTATGCCAGTTATAACTACTACCATTCGTACTACCTTTATTTTCCCATTGCATAATTTCTTTTAAAGACTCGTTTTTTACTTGAGGAAATATTTTTTTATAATCTTTGATCCAACCACTACTATCATGAGGCGAACACATAACACATGCAAGTTGACATTTTGTTCCAAATCTTAAATCGATATATGCAAGATTAGGAGGTACACTACCGTCTTCGTTAGTTTCTTGTAAAAGTTTATCTAAATTTACACGTTTTTTCCAGTATGCTGTTTCCCACATACGTTTAGAATTATGTCCTGCATCTTCTTCTTTATAACACTTAATACAACTTGGAGGTTTTTCACCAGCTAACATTTGTTTTCTAACATTACACATATATTTGCTGTTCCATGCAGTTTCAAAGTCAACTACATTTAAATTGTTAGGCTTACCTTCATCGTCTTTAAGTATTCCAACTTGTCCGCCATGTTCTTTATCGTTAGTAGGGCCAACACTACTAGCATTGGCTGTACAACAAACACGCATACTTCCATCAGGTCTAGTGCTCAAATGTACCCAAGGTAAAATGCAAAATGTTTCGCTAGGTGAATCGGTCATCTTATATCCTGAAAATTATAGTAGTTGGTTTTATTTTCTTTGCACTTTGTAGTACACACTGGAATCTTTCCTGCTTCCATTTCAACTGCAAAATCAGTAAACCATTGTGAATCAAATACACTTTGAATACTATTAGTGCCGTTGAGTTTATGTCCATCTTTGCCGTGATCGTTAGAAAAGTTGTTGGCTAGGCCTTTGAATCCACTATTTGTTGCCATCCAACAGCAAGGGGTCATATATCCTTGGTAGTTAATAAAAATTCCTTGACTATCCATAGTATTCTTATAACAATCTGGTACAATTTTAGGAGACTCTTTCTTTTCTATATAGCCGACATTTTTTGCGCCAGCTACATTAGGGCGCCAACTATTAATACGTTTGATTTTAACAAATCCTTCTTTCTTAGCATAATCAGCAACAAGATGCTTTTGATGGCTGTTATGCGAAAACTCTATCCATTGCCACCATGCTTCTCCTCCTGCCGCTATATATGCTCTCCAATTTTTTTGTAACTTTTCCCATTTAACATTAACTCTATACAGATGATTAGTATCTTCAAATCCATCTATACCAAAGTTAACTTTTAATCGGTTTGGATTGTCTTTGGATAATTTTCCTAATTCACTATAAAACTCTTCATTCCTGGCGCCGCCGTTTGTTGATATAGTAATTTTAGGCAATGCAGGGAATAAAGTCTTACTATCAATTATCCATTTACATATTTCTATAACATCTGGATTAATTGTAGGTTCATCATAATTACCACAAAATAAAATTCTTTTTAACCTTGTCCACTTATCTTTATCAACCCAACCTTTAAAATCTTCTAGACTTACATAGTTGTCGTTAACTGAAAGATCATATTCGTGCCAATCTTTTTTATCTTTATTTTTAACTAGCCATACTCTTGCACAAGCGTGGCATGCCGCATTACAATGATTAGTAAGTTCTACTTGTAACCCTAACCTTTCTGATACTGGTACTTTCCAAGTCATACTACTTTCTCCACTTTATTCTGGTAGGCCGCATTATATCCGCAAGTCCGTATACACCTTGAAAGATGTTTATTATGATTAGGATTCCAACTGTCTTGTAACACTTTATCATAATATGGGCTAGCCAATATATTATCTATAGTCATTTTTTTCAAATTATTCCAATTGGGGCCAAATTCAGAATATTTTTCTCTTATATTTTCTTTATCTCTAAACATAGTATCCCACAAAAAACAGCAAGGCCATAATTGTTGTTGTGAATTTATAAATAATTCACCCTCATGTACATACTTACATTTTATAGTTTTTAGTGTTTCAGTATCTACTTTATTTGTTGCAATCAATTTATCCAACTCAAGCACTTGTTGCTTACCCTTGTGTTCTTTACTAGTACTAATAACTTTTTGTGCTTTGTTATTCTTTTTACCTAACTCTGCAATCCAGTTGTGTAAATCGTTACGCATACCAGTACGTGTATAAAATACCATACCTAATTCTGTAGCATGTTTTTTAGCCGCTTCGATTTCATATTCATTATGATCAAAAACAATAAAAACCCATCTATTTTTATCCTGTTCTTTATATGAATTTTTTGCAAACTCTTTTAGGTTTCTTTCAATTACATCGAACTTTGTATTCACCCTGTAGATATGATTTGTTTCTCTATGCCCATCAATGCATGCCTGCATTATAAATTTATTTGTAAATTTACTACTTAACATTCCTAGTCTATAATAATCTTCTTTTTTGCCTACACCTGCATTAGTGCTTATTGTCACACTTCCGCCATTGCCAAGCAAATATTCTGTCATATCAACCACTTCAGGATGTATCATAGGATCGCCTAACACACCACAAAGTTTAAATTCTTTACCTTTTATATGTCGTACATCAGGAAAAATGCGTTTAAGATCATTAAAACTAAATTTTGTAACTAATAATTTATCTATATGGCGTGTTCTAGCACATCCCGGACATGCCGCATTGCAATCACTTGTAATTTCTAATTCTATTTTAATAATATCGTCTATAGTAACCATTATATACTTACTTATCTTATCTAAATTGCTCAGCATACGGATCGAACTCTGCTCCGCACTTCATGGCGCAAACTTTAAGTTTTCCTAAATTACAACTTTCATACTTCCAACTACGCTGAATTGTATCAAATATTCCTGTATCAAATACTTCTCGCAAACCTTTTTTTGCATTGATGGCATCTTTGCCTCCTGCAATATCAATATGTTCCCATATCTGTTCTACATAAGGATCTTTGTTCCACCATTTGTACATACGTCCAGCTGTCCAACAACATGGCATGGCTAGTCCTTCGGCTGTGATGAATAAACTATTATCCTTTTTTACTTTACATACAATAGGTGCGGCATCATAATAAGCATCCATACTACCATATTTGTTAATAATAACATCTTGCTTCTGTAATGCCTTGTTTTGATATTTTGCATCTGGCTTTTTAAGCTCTGTAGTTTCGTTACCTTTTTTATCTACTGCTTGATGAGATTCTTTCTTATCACTGTTAGTAGTAATAAAGCGTCCAGTCTTTTTAGCAGTAAATTTTTCAAAACCTTTTTGTTCGCTTAGTGCTTTTGCTTCTTCAACTTGATGTTGATTATGTTCAAATATTAAAAAGTCCCAACGTGCTCTACCGCCAGCTTCTATAAAAGCATCCATGCTACGTTCTACATTATTCCATACAACACCTTGACGATATAAATGATTAGTATCGGAAAGACCGTCCACGCTAAAAATAACAGACCCCATCCTTCCAAAGATTTCGGCCAAGTTTGCCCACCATGTTTCATCTCTTGCTCCTGCGTTTGTATTCATACTTAACCACATTTGCGAATTATGTTTTCTAAAATAGCGGAATATTTCTAATGTATCTCGTGCAACTATAGGATCTCCTAAGTTACCGCACATATACATTGTATCTAGTTGTGCAATAAACGTAGGCGAAAAAATACGTTTACAATCTTCTAATGTAAGTTCATCAAGTTTTATGTGTGGATTGACTCCTTCACCATTGCAATTACGATCGCACATAGGACAAGCCGCTTGACAGTTTTGAGTGACTTCAAGATGTATTGTTTTTATATCTTGGTATCTATACATTAGGAACTAAAATCCTCTGCATTTGTAATGCTATTTTTAATTGTGTTTGATAATAACAATCTATGCTATGATAACCGTTAGTTGTTGACCATCCATCTGCATCTATATACTTGAATTGATATCCGCTCTTATGTTTGAGTATGCATATATTAGCTAACTTGGCATCGTTATTTGTAAAAAATTCATGATCTGGTAAATCTAGACTTAATTCAAATGCTGATGTCCACACGCTGTTTATACACTTATGAAGTCTTAAAAAGTCTAACTTAGTTAACTTTTTTTCAGGAGGAAATACCCTAGGTGGTTTTGTAAAGTCATCAAAGTTATCAATTATGTGATCTAAATATTCCATCGTGTAGGTACGTTTATCTATCATATCAAATATTTTTACAACATTAGGAGTTTTTTCTTGTAGTTTCTGATAAAGGTCAAACCATGCTCGGTGAATATCTCTTTTTTTGAGTGTTTTAATCAGAATATTTTTATCAAGATCATGAACTATTTTAGATAAGTGTGTCTCATGTATAACTTTTTGCATTCACTTTACTCCTATTCTCATAAATCTTGTATATTTAGGTAATTCTAATACACCACTGTATAAACAATCAGTCATCGGTGTCTGCTCAGCAAATTCTAAAATATTTTTTGAACAATTAATATGATCGTCAATTTCAAAATAGTTATTACTTTGAAGCACAACAATAGTTTGATTAGGAATTTTTGAATACCATTTATTAAAGTCTACTATGTGTTCACAACTTGTATTAATTACAGTTTCAGCAGTGTCTGTAATCTCGCATACTGTTCCGTCAAATCGTTTTGTTTTATACGTATAATCTGTGTATTCTATATTATGTATATCTGCTGTAGATGCTTTGAACCTCCATTCGTTTTTTGTGTTATTCCTGTTAACTGTTTCTGCAATAGTTGCACAGTTATCATCTATATCAAAACTACGTATTTTAGTTACACTACATTTACTTGCAAATAACATACTAGCAAGTGTAGCATACCAGCCTGCACATAAAAATATAGTTCCTAATGGCAAATCTATCTTTTCTAATTCATCTACTAGCCATCTTTTGCTTTTTAATTGTCCCCAACTAAGAGCATCGCTAAGATCAGCATTGTGGTTGTCAACAGCATTCCGAAGATTATTAAATAATGGATTATTCGTCAGGATAAGCATTCTACCAAATATATCATTATCATCTTTCCATTTAATCATCGAACTGTTCCTTTAACCAATCAAAATTGTTTATCAACTGAAGATCAGACTCGCTAGAAAGCCCAAAGTCCCTGCCAGCAACAGCACCTGCAATAGCGTACTTGCCGAAGGGAACATCTCCTCCAACTGTTGTCCAAATGTGTAGTCTTTTTTCTGTTTCATCATTTTTTTGTCCTTTAATAGTTTTACTGCTTAGTTTTGCACATTCTCTAAATGCACTCTTCCAAGTACTAAACGCATCAGTGTTAAATGCTGTTATATTACTTACTTCATTCATAACCTTAAACTTATCACTAATGCTTGTGGTCATATCATTAGTAGTTGTATCCATATTAAGTGTAAGTGTAGTTGGCAACAACTTTATTCCGCCATATCCATATGTTAAATTGTTAATAGGATTTGAACTACGATAAACATGCACTACATCTGTTTCCTCTGCTGTATGAGCAAATTTGAAGTCTTGTACGACCTTTGCGTCACCATCTACTACATAAAAGTAACTTGTGTTTGCAAGTTTGGCCGCTTCTACATGAGCGTTGTGAATGCCTTTAACATCTTTTACACGTTTTACTCTATCACCAAATACTCCAACAGTATTGTATCTTGTATAAAGATCATTAAAATTTTCTTCTGCATTAGGTTCGTGATAGCTTATAAAAACAATATCATACATGTTTACAAATCTCCAAAAATTGTTCGTACTCAGGAAAAATTTTTACAAAGTTTATATCTCTTCTTTTGTCATATTGTTTTGTAAACATAAAAAACATTTTTTGAGCTTCTTGCTGTTCTTTCCAAAAGTCGTCTTTATTAGTAAGCCTGTGTTCAACATCAGAAACAATGCGTTCTAATTTTGCAGTTTCTACTTCTTTAAAACCATGATGGTCTGTATTTTGCTTCATAAATGTAAGTGCAGGTTTAAGATAGTCATCAACTACTTGTTCATTTGCAATTTTAACATCTAAGAATGAAGGATTACGAACATAAGGAATATCAATTAGTATCCGTTGATTTCCTTTATGTCTGCCAAAATATGTTGACTTGAGATATAAAATATAAACTAAGAAACTTTTAAATGTAGGCAGACTGTATATATTAAATGCACTCATAAAACTAATCTTACTGCTAGTATTCCTAGCAAAATATTCTATATTATCTGTAAACAAATTCCAATCCATACCAAATCTACTATATTCTGCTTGTGGGCCTGTACTTTCTGCACTTGTGTACAAACAGAATTCTTTTATTGCATTTGAATCTTCTAACTTTTTAATTGATTTTGTAAACTTCACCCATAAATCTTTAGGTGGACATGCATTACTGTTTATAGCAAACTGTAATTGAGGTTGCGGATTTTCAATAAGATAATCTATTACACGCTGAGTATGTTTGCTTAATAAAGGCTCTCCGCCTGTAATGCGAAAAGTGTGCATATGTTTTACTGCTTCTGGAAACCATTTCCAAAATGCTTCGATATATGGATTGTCTTCACGCTCCGGAATAGGAGTTTCATTAGGATCAATCATATTGTATGACCAAGTGTTTAAATCATATGGTCCATTTTGTTTTACTTCTTCTGTCCACTTACTACTAAACGCTGGTCCGCAATAAGCACATTTAAAGTTACAAACATTACTAAAACTTATTTCAACATAACGAGGATAAAAATCTTCATCACCTTTAAAGTTACTAATAGCATCATAATCGCTCCAACTGAATTCATCAGCACTTTTGTAAACCCTATCACTAAATTTGTCAGTGTTATCCTCAATACGCCAACAGTAATCACATTCGTTAGGACGTTCGTTATTGAGCATTTGCTTTCTAACATTTTTCTTAAATCCAGTATTATGAAGTGCATTAGGATTTTTAGCAAGTTCATTTAGATCTATCCTATGAGCTCTAACATGATGACAACTATGATTTATACCCGTGCCGAGATGTATTGTAACTTGTGTCCATTTTGCAAGACAAAAGCCGCAACCAACTTTATCTAGTTTTTCCTTAACTTCAATTGGTTCACCTTTGATCATTAATTTTCCTTATCAATGAACTGTTGATTGCCACCTCTGCTTGGATTTTGATAAACAGTTTTAAAAAATTGACTTTGTTCTTCATTGAAAGGTTGAATAGCAATAGGAGCATCTAAGTCATTTATTAACTGACCGCCGTAATTATAAATTTCATCATGCAACACATCTGCAGGCATTTCATCTCTTCCGCCCCACAAATCATTTAAGTATTCAAAATCTCTTACATTCACATAATCCCAATCACTAAGCATTGTCATAGCAAGTCCTTCTCTGGCTCCTAATATTGCCCAACTACCGTTTTTAACATCTGCACCAACCATTAACCAAATCCATAGTCTATGTAAATTTTTCCAATGACCGTTTAGAAATTCTTCTTTAGTTGGCTTCACTCCGCGATCAAGTGCCATTTTTACGCCTTCTCTAAATCCAGCTCGCCATGCTTGATGCGGTGTTTCATTATTATGAACATCTGAATAACAACTATTTTGTTGAATATATTGTAAGTCCCAACAGAAATCAACTTGTGCTTGTTTATTATCAGGATCAGCATTTTCATGTGTTTTCATATCTAAAACATACTGCTTTGGCCAACATTTTAATCCGCCATTTCCATACAGTAATCCATTAATAGCATTTTTGCCACACCAACTAATTACACTATGCTCTAAGTCTGTGTGTTCATCAAAATCTAACACTTGATTAATAAAGTCTTGACGTATAGTATTGTCACCGTCTACTGTAATAAAACGCTCTGTTTCGCTTAATTTAGCACACGCTTTATGTGCGGCATCTGAACCTTCTACACCGTGTACACGTTTTGCCCAAGGAACTTTTGTTAATAGGTCTGCATAATTTTTATCAGCATTTGGTTCATCATAACTTAAATAAATTATATCTACTTCTGCAATTTTTACTTTCATTATAACTCCTTATACATACAAGTTGCCATATCACTACTTGCATAGATACTATATGCATCTTTAATGTTAATCATCTGTTCTTTAGGGTCAGCAATATTAAATGTAGCCATATCATACAATATGTGCGGATCACCTTTCTTTGTAAAACTAAAAGTAATCTCTTTTTGAAGATCTACATTTGTTGTTTTCATTGTATCTAATAATTCAATACCTGTACTAATATAACATCTTTTAGACTTTTTGTCAACCGTTAAAAGTAAATCATACATAGCAGATTCATCTGCAGGCATAATTTCTGTAAATTGTTCTGTGTGTTCAATATAAATATTCTTTTTAAGAACAAATGCTTTATCAGTCCTGTTATACGCTACAACATAGTCAGTCATGTTTGCTTTAAAAGTTTTTATAGGTTCAATCTCTTCTTCGGTAACCTCAAAATACTGATATCCTTCTTCTATGCTAGGTCCAATACTAAAAATTTCACCAGTCTTTTGATTAAAACAAACATACTGCGGAGTATCTATTTTAACATGTTGCATAACATCTCCTCGCAAAAACTATTTTCTGTATAGTGAAAAATTCCATGCTGTTTATAATTGCCAACTTTTAATTCGTCACTAATATAATATGGCACAGTATCAGTCCAAGTATCGGTTGGGTTATCCCATCCTTGTACTTTACTTTTCATATGTGTAAAAGATGCAGAATTAATATTGTAGTCTTGTATATTGCAATCAAGTAATGCAACAGCATGATTTACATCCATACTACTTAATTTAGGACTTTGCTTAGGAACATATACTTGATAATATTTTTCAAAGTTCTCACACACTCTATTTAATACTTTATAATAATCTAATGCTGTGTCATCTTTTTTAAAATAATGAAAGGCACAATATATATTAGGTAAATTATTTGCTGTAAATGCTTTTCTATAGAAATCATTTGTAATAATATTACCTCGATAATCACTTACTTTGCTTACAAAGCCTATACTTTTTTCTGCAAAGTATTTCCACCAATGCGAAACATCTGATAAAAATATCATATCAGTGTCTAGTACAACTGTTTCATCATATGGAGTTAAATGAAATACTTTCCATCTGTGTTCTGTTTTATAAAAACTTTGTGAGTGTTTGTCATGCCACGGTACTTCTATAATTTTATCAAACACACTTTTATATTCTTCTGGAACTATGTCACTTGTTACTATTGACACATTTTTAATTGATTGTGTTTTCTTTATACTCAATGCACACAAATATGCTTGACGCACATAGTCATCACCCATAGCTACCATAATATATCCCTTATCCATTTATAAGTTCTCCCAAACTAAACTTATTCATGACATGTACATTACAGTCTTTTGTTGATGCTAAAATATATTCTCCTACATATTTTTCTTTTTGTATTAAGAATGTAATACAATCATCTTTGATAGCTTTGACAATATCCCTATCTAATGTATAAAACATCTTACCCGGTAAAGTCTTTGCCCAATTATCGTCTTTGAATCCGTTCATTATATGTATAGCAATACTAAACACATGATCGTTTCTAAAGTTTCTGCTTCCTAAATTATATACTTGTTCGTAATGTTTCCAATTATCTACTAAGTGTTTCAACAGGTCAAAGAATATTTTTGTTTCTTGTGTTTTTGTAAAACAAAAGCAAGTTGCCCAATAAAAAGGAATACCAGTATTATTAATATAATCAAATTCTTTATGCTTACGCCAACTACACAAATCAATTCCTTTTTTATATATTTGAAAACTATGTAAGTTATTAAATGCATTTTTAAATACATCGTTACAAATTATGTAATCTGTATCAAGGACAAGTGTAGTATCATAAGGAGATAATTCATAACTTTTTACTCTGTCGTTATTTTTAAATAATAATCTTTGGTGATGTAGAGAGCCATTATAATAACGCTTTACGTTACTATTATCATCTGCTATTTTAATTACTTGATCAAATACTTTATTGCTGTTAAGACTTTGTGGCGTAGACGTAACTAAGGTAGTTGGAAGATTTAAATGTTGTTTTACACGCTTTGCAAGGAATTCTGCTTGCTTTAAATAGTCTATTTTTCCGTTATTATGTGCGAAGCATAGTACACCATTAGACATCAACTAAACCTTCTACACTACGCTTGGTGCTTAGAGCTTTATATTCGTCTAAGTACTTGTTAGTTGCATCTGTATATTGTTGCATTGCTTTTGACACAAAGTCAACAACACTGTCTATTTGTATTGGTGTATAGTTATCATCAACTATGACTGTTTTCTCTATACCGCCCTTACTAAGCATGAAAACAAAATTTAGAAGTTCTTTGGTAATTGTAAATTTGCCATTATCGGAGTACATTACAAGCTCGTCAAGATACTTTTCATGTAATATACGTTTTTGTGCATTAAGAGTTGCGGTAAAATTAGAAAAATCTAATGCTTTTTCTAGTGCTTCGTCCATAGTTATACTCCTACTTTAGTATTACTATTTACTCTTATAGGTTGTCTGTATTGTTGAAAGTTGGCGCTGATATGTTAACACTACTAGAGTTGTTAGGTCTATTAAGCTGTGCTGTGCTTGTTGTAGTCGCTGTAACAGCTTCGTCAAAATTTGGATTACCTGTTTTATCTTCGTTAAACGTAACTCTGAATGTTAAAACTGCTCCACTTTTTTTCGCTTGGATCAAATAGTCGTTTTGACTATATGCACTTGCTGTTTTGTTAAAAATTGTTACAAAACTAGTTGGCAAGTTTGAATAGCCATAGTTTGTACCTGTTGAACCATTACTTGTAGTTGCTCTACCAAACACAACTGTACCAACACTTGTCATTAAGTTACGCCAATCATTATTGATTGTTGTGTTACCGGATCCAATTGATCCACTTAAATTTACAGTACCGCCTGCATTAAAAAATACACGCATATGATCTGTACCACTAATTGTAGTTGTTGATCCGTCACCGTTAGTAACTGAATATCCACCAAAGGTTACTGTGAATGTAGTATTGATGTCTGTTGACCAACTTGAAGATCTTGAACTAGATGTACCAGATTGCAAGCCTAACTGACTTGCCGCCGCATTTAATCTTGCCGCTTGTGCTGTTGTACTTAATGTTTCATACTGTACGTAGCCTTCTTTGTTAGTAGAATTTGAATCTAAAATTGTGTCACCTACACTAGGCTGTGCAATCTCAACTGGCGCCGTTCCTGTTTGATGCAATCTAATCTTAGTCATGTCAGTAAACAAGTTTGTCATGTCTTGAGCTGTTACTGTTGCACCTACTGCAACTGTGCTACTTGCTCTAGCCTGACCATAACCTTCGTCACCTGATCCTAGACCAATCACTGCCGCAATTCTTGCTTGAATAATGTTATACCGCGCCGCGGTAATTGTATCGCCTACTGCCATATTACTTCCTTTTTAATACTTATACTTTAAGTACACACTCGATTAGTTTTTCTGATTCATCATCACTAGCTTCTAGTGCAATACCAACTAACGCTGTAGTTTGTACTGTTGAGCTTACTCCATCTTCCCAAGCGTAAACTGCTTCACCTTTCTTAACAATACCTTTTACTCTTACTGGAACACGACCTTTAAGACCAATTGCTTGGCCTTCTGCTTCGCTATTCATTAAGTATGCAGGTTCTGCTGAAATTACACCAATACACATTGAACTTGCTTTTGCAGGTCCTGCTTCATGCTCTTCGTGTGTGCATACTTCCATAGCTGTTCCTACCGGATGTTCTTCTGCTGTAGTATATTTCTCTGCCAAGTCAGCATATCTTGCACTTGTTGAAACACCGTTAAACACGTTAGCAGAAATGTTACCGCTTGAATCACGTACTGCAACTGTGTTATTAGTTGGATTTACATCACCTGTTCTATAATTTGATCCAACTTGTAGTGCAATCGCCTGTGTTGCTAATCCGTTAAATGAAGTAGCATACATGTTTCTCCATTTATAGTTTGCATCACCAATGTCAAAAGTTCCTGTTATTGTTGGAATAAGTCCAGTTGCTTGTATACTTAATACTTCTGTTGATACTCCACCGGATGATTTAACTTTAAATCTAATTTTTTGTCCTACTGTGTTTTCAATAATACCTTCGTTACCTGCGCCAGATGTATCAATGTAAACTGCTAAGTCATTTGCCGCACCAACTGTCAGACCTGCATCGGAAAATCTAACAATATCACCAAATGAACTTTCTTCTCCTGGTGTGTTTTGTACAAACTGTGAAGCAAGCACTCCGCCAAGTCTTTCAGAGTTTGTTGCTGTACCGTGGTATCTGTGTGCTGAACTTGTCACACCGTTTGTAGCATTTGTTGTGTTTCTTAGGGTTAATCCTTGACGTACTACATCAAAACCTGATATAACATTTGCTGGATCTGTAGTATCAATTGTAAATTCTGAATTACTTACAATAAAAACCACACCATCATCAACAGTACCTTTAATTACAGTTCTGTTTACTTGATTGTTATCACGTATTTGTGCAGTTACCATAGCACTTACTGTAGTACCTATTGACTGTGGACCAATTAGGACAAATCCACCGTCGGCATTTTGTGCATATAACTGATTGTTACCGCTATCCCACCAAAAATCACCTGTTGTTAAACCAACTGGTTGGGTAGTAGCAACTTCTGCTCCGCCTGTTGTTCTAAATTTTGTTCCATCGTAGAACTTTAATTTTTTTACTGAATTATCAAACCAAATCTGTCCAGATAATGGACCAGCTGGCTGACTTGCACTAGAAAAGTTTTCTAGTAAATGGATAAAGTTTTCGTTTTGAATTTCACCATAACCAGCATAGTTCTTACCTACTAATTTAAGTGAAGTACTCTGGTCAATGGTTCCGTCTTCGACCGTTACTAACGACCCTCCATTTGTTAAATTTATTACGTATGCCATTTATTAACCCCTAATTGTGTTATATGTATTTATATCAAACTACCCGGAGTCAAGTCTTGGACATAACCCCATGCTCCTGATGAAATTCTAAATAATTTAAGTGTTCTTGTTACTGTAGATGTAATAGCACCAGTAGCATCATTAAATGTAGCACTTTGAATAACACTTACAGAGCCATCATCGTTGCCGCTATTATCTTTTTGCTGTACTAGTATTGTATTTTCATTAAATGCAGTGTTCAAAGCAGAACCTGTAAGTGTCGCTGTAGCACCTGTAGTGGTTGTACAGTGTATTCTAGCTTCAGTACCGTTTTGTTTTGTGTTTGCCGGTGAAATATCATTTAAAATTGTAGCTATATTTGTATGCTGTTGTGCAGTTCCTGCTGTTCCTAGTCCTGTAACGTCTAATGCTAGTGCTATCACTTCTAAATTAATGCTACTATCAACATAATTTTTAGTTGCAACATCTTGTGCCGCTGTTGGATCACTAACATTTCTAATTTGTCTTGATGTGACTAAGTTAATATTACCGGCCGCTGTAATGTTCATACCGTTTCCGCTTCCATCTACAGTGGTTGTAGATAAAGCATTGCCGCCTGTAAAGCTAAAACTACCAATATTTGCTGTTGTTAATGCACCAACACTTGTAATACCAACTGCTGATGATCCTGTAATAATATCAACCCCGTTAAATTTAAGTGAACTTGCTCCAGTTAAGTTTACGCTTACATTAGATGTCCATGAGTTTGTATTGTTACGCCATAAAAATTCTTTTGTACCGTTTGAAGATGCAACTGTTATACCTGCTTGGTCAACTCCTGCGTCGTCAAGCAACGTACTATCGTCACCTTTTGCTAATTCTATACTTTTATCTCTAACTAATAATTTTTGTACATCAAGTTCTGTTGTCTCTCCGTCAACAATTAAGTTTCCGGCTACTCTCATGTTGCCACCAACGTCTAATGTTTCTGTTGGACTAGTGTTAAAAATACCAATTCTGCTATTTGATGAATCAATCGTCATTGCATCAGTCTTACCACTGCTGGTAGTCATTCTAAATGTGTAGTTTTGTCCTGATACTTGGTTCTCATTAACAACACCTTCTGATGTTACTTTTGTAACATTGTTGTCTGTAAGTCCAATTGTAAGTCCTAAATTGTTTCTAACTGTTAATGCACCTGATGTTGCATCATCAGAGTCACTTGCAAGGAACTGTGCCGCTGTTCTTGAAACATTATTACTGTCAACTAGTGCTGATGTTCTAGACGCTGTGCCAGCAAATACAAAATCTGAGTCAACAACATTAAATCCTTTTACAACATCGCCTGTAAATCCTGGAATTGTATCTACGTTTTGCGGAGTAAATGGAACTTTACTCCATAAGCCTACAAATGTACCACCTACCCAGTACTTAACAATAGTTCTACTTGTACCTGTGTTGTCTAGCACGGTTACAACTTCAGGTCCAGACTTACCTTGGAATGCATTGTAAATTGGGCCTGCTAATTCTAAATCAGTGCCATCAAAAAAGTATAATTGATTTGCATCATTATCAATCCACATGTCACCTGCAACCATTGTAGGTTGCTTAGGTTGTACAATAGGTCCTCCACCTGTTGTCCAATCAGTACCTGTATAAACTTTTAATCTACTGTTTGATGAATCCCACCAAATTTGTCCTGCTAGTGGATTAGATGGCGACGATGCGTTTGCAAAGTTTTCAAGCATCTTAACAAAGTTTTCGTTAATTGCTTCACCAAAACCTGTGTAGTTTTTTCCAATTAATGTAATATCAGTGCTTGTTACATCAATTTGTCCGTCTGCTAAATTTACAAGTAAAGCACCCGTAGTCTTATTAATCTGATATGCCATATTAGCCCCCGACTCCCGTATAGATAATATATTTGACTGTTAAGAACGGGTTCATAACATTGTATGGAGTTCCAAGCTCTGTAATATCAAAAGTTTCAAATTCTTCTAAACCTGTGTTTAGATTGTAAGCAATGTTTCTTCTGTTTAACACACCACCTGATGATGTTCTAGCTTGTCCTGCTCCTGATCCTGTTGGAGCATCATATGGTATTGTATCAGCATCTTGCTGAACGCCACTGTCGTCAAGTATTACATAAAACTGAGCACCTTTTGGTGATCTTAAATCGTGTTCGTGTTCTGGTAAGTTTTTAACATCAATTGCTCTACTTTCAACACCTGATGCTAGTCCAACTGTATCAGCGTTTGCGTCTGATACTCTATTAGCACTTGATCCGCCCATGTTATCAGCACCTAGTGGGAACCTACCTCTAAAGTCAGGTAGTCCAAAAAATCCTGATGTAACTTGGCTTTGATCTTTAAATTGATATTGTACTGAATTATATAAATTTAAGTAATCAGCAATTCTAACTTCTGTTCCATCACATAACAACCATCCTGCTGGTGTGTTAACACCGCCAAATGGTACAATAGTTCCAATTGGTATAACTGGAACACTGCTTACTAGTGCGGCTTGTGAAATTTTAAATACACCTGTATCATCACCTGAAATTCTGTTGATAATAATTTCATCATCATTATTAGGTTGTGTAGCAAGTGTCTTGTTAGCAATAAACGTGTTACTGATTGCTGTGTTAAATGTTTTTGTAGTTCCTCCAACTTGTCCATCAAATGTAATTTGATTAGAACTTACGTCTCCTGTCAATTGGAATGTTGAAGCACTTGTAAGTTTATTTGCATTTGCGGCTCCACCTGTAACTGTACCTGTTATGTTACCTACTACATTACCTCTAAATTCAACTGCATGCACTTGTGACCAGCGTCTATCACTTGTGCCTAATGAATATGTTTGTGTTGCTATAGGTGCAACTGCACCTACTGTACTGGTTCCTGCAACATTTAAATCTGTTCCTACAAATAATTTTTTAGCAATACCTACGCCGCCGCTAATCTTAACTGCACCTGTTCCTATACTTGCACTGTCTGTAGTACCTTGCACAATTAAGTTTGCACTTGCTTGTATAGAACCTGCAACATCTAATGCTTCTGCAGGTGATAGTGTATTAATACCAACTTTTTCAGTTGAGTCAATTCTAATTACATTTGCTTGTACACCTAAGTTATTAACCTTAAAGTCAATAGGTGCACCCGATGTTAGGTTAGTTACAACTCCCGATGTACCTTGTACGTCAAATGTAACAATAGCGTCCTGTCCTACTTGTATACCTGAGTTATTACTAATTGTTAATTTTTCTGATGATGTACTTGCAACATCACTTCTTAAAAAGTTACTTGCCGCAACACTTGCACCTGATACAACTAAGTTTTCTGCTTTTTCACTGGTACCTAGATATTTTGCTATTCCGTCTCCGCCAATATTTGCTGAAGATAAATTCAAGCCAGGTTGGATAATTGTAAATCCTGTGATTGTACTTTTTGGTTGAAATGTTCTTGTTGAATAAATTGCAATAGGACTTCCGCTAACTTCAAGTTGCAGGATTGTATAAAGTACTTCATCTTTACCTGTAACTACCTCCGGCTTTGCTCCTGTTAGCAAACCGTCACTATACTCTGGTCCAACAAGTGTCCAACCACTACCTGTAAAAATATACAACTGATTGTTATCTGTATCTGACCAAAGATCGCCTTGCAGTGCATTTGATACCTCTGGTGCTGTGCTTCCTTTTTTAAGTCCACTAGCATTTACCCAGTCTGTGCCATCGTACAATTTTAATGTATCAATGCCTGTTGAACTGTCATACCATAGCTGTCCTTGTATTGGATTTCTTGGTGCTGATGTATTAGCAAAATTTTCTAATTGCTTTAAAAAACTTTCTGCAATAACTGACCCATAACTAGTTGTGTTACGTCCAGGAATATCTAGACTTGTTTGCTGATTAATTGTATTATCTTCTATTGAGATAGTACCCTTGTTAGTATCTGAGTAGTTAATTGTATAAGCCATTATTCACTAAATCCTGATAAACTTTGTACACGCACAGTATAGTCAATTTGAATTAACCTATTCAAACTTTTTTGTACTGGGTGGAAAATTACATGTGTCAACAGTCTACCTTGTCCTGATGGACTATAACTTACTAAGCCTAATTCATCAAATACATATAAACTATTAGCGTCGGTTGCATTATCAACAGCATCTTGTCCTGATGGTTCACCGTAATCAAGTAAACAACTTACAACAATATCTGTATAATTTGTACCACTTACATGCCTTGATTCGATCTTATTTCTTGCAGGGTCTGTGTTATTAACACTTCTGTCATCTACAACTTTAATAAATGTTTGGTTATAAAGGCTAGCGTTTGTTCCTGTACTGTTAGGTGTAAGGTATGTAATAATTCCAGTTGGGTCAATACTAGTTCCTCCGTTACCAAATGTCATTTGATAAACAGTTCCTTGTCCTGCGTTAGCTAAACTTTCTGCAAGTGAAATACTCATATTCTCGTAGTGAATAGCATTGCGTTTATCGACTATTACTTCGCCTGTATTAGCGTCAGTAATCTTAATATGTCCTTGGAGCATTACTCCGTTTTCTTCTTTTATGTTGTTAATCATACCTTTGTCCTATACTGTATTTATTTGGGTAGCTCCACCTTTTCTGCCTTAAAGAAACGTGCTACCAAACTTTTCGCATCATTAAGTGAAATTCCTGGATCTGACCAGCGTTTTCCTTGTCTTCTGACAATTTTTATCTTAGCATTCACTGCTGGTGTATTTAACAGAGTTACACTTGCTGTGGTGCCATCTACTGAAAACTCTGCTGGTGCAGTTTCATCAGCTTCAGGAGAATCTTGATCTAACGCAGGATTAAACATTTGTATTGCATTTTTACGCAATCTTTTACCTGCAACGAATATTTCAAACTCATTTACACTTTTTGGTGTAAATCCTAACGGAAATACTGCTGTAGAACCATCACCTGTTTGCTCATCTATAATAGTTTGATCTGCATAAGGTGCTGTTTGTGTTGGTCCTTGGTTATATACATCACTACCTGCTTCATGTACAGCTGGAGCACCTGTTCCTAGTGTTCCCCTTTGAATTTGACGTAAAACATTACCTTGTTTGATCAAGTATTCAATTCTTTCACCATTAATGAACAAAATACCAGGCATACTGCTATTTTTATCAGGTGTGCTAATACTGCTTGCATCATCTAATAAGATTTCCTTGTCTAATGTTAATAGATCTTTAGCAAGTTTAAGCGGAGCAGTATCTCCAAGTCTTTTGTAAATATTTCTATTTAAAATATCTTTAAATTGGCTGAATCCAAAATTAGATTGGATTTCACCTTGTGAACTAAATTGTAATACTTCTATAACATCATCATCTGCAAATGACCCGTTATATTTTACAAAGTTTCTATCATCAGTAAGTTTATAGTCAACACTTGGTGTTTGTAGCACTCCGTTTATTGTTAACCAAACATATTGTGCATCAATTGCTGGATATCTTAATTTAATTAGGCCTGCTTTAATATGATTAAATTGTATGTGGTCATCAGTACCTACTGTAATTGTGCTTCTAGCAATAACATCAAAGTTTTGTCTTTCAAAATCCATACTATCATGTTTATTAAATGTATATACTGTTAATTTTTGTCCATCTGCAGGTGCTGTGTTAAGCAGTAAATTTGCTCCACTGTCGACCCATGTTAAATTAGAATTAATAAGTTGCACATCGCCAAACGCATAATCTCCGTCTGTTCTAATATACACTTCTAATATATCACCTTCGCGACCAATTCCTGGCTCTAAAATAATACTACTGTTTGCAGGACGCAGATTATATTCAACTGCAATAGTAAGTTCTTTGCCATTAAGTAATATTAGTATGTCTTTATCTTGGAAACTTCCAATTGGTGCTTGCCATACTTCTAAGAAATATTCTCTCTGTGCAAGTGTACAATTAAATGATTGATTATATCCAGGATTCAATATTGTATTATCTAGTTTTACAATTACATTATGACTGTTAGGTAATGAGCTATACGGTGTTTTATCTAAAGTAAATATTTTTGTACTTCCGTCGCCTATAAATTCAGTAGTTTCAATTTTACTAAAACTATCAATAGAAGTATATATTGCATAGCTAATGACACTATTATCAGGTGGTGCACTACCAAATACTATCATTGCCTTTGGATCTTGATCTGTGCTATCACCACTAGATGTAAGCACTGACTCAACAGCTACACCATTTACTGTTGCATAGTAATCTAAGTCAGTACTATAATGTATTTTAGTTACAAAAGCATTAGTACTTCCGTCGCCTCTAAATTCACTTTGTTCTATAGCATTTTTTCCGTTGCCACTAATAGAAACAATATTAACATCTTGATTTGCACTAGGAATAGTTTTGAAAGATACTGTTTTTGTTTTATAGTTTACAGTATACGATGATTGTGATTGAAGCACTTCATTAAGTTTTACAAATAAACCTTCTTTATTTTGTGGTTGTATTCCAAAATTATAATTGCCTGTAACACCGTCTGTTCTATAAGAATTACTTGAGAGTGTGCTTCCGCCATCTTTAGGTCTACTGAATACTCTAATATTAACCGAATCTAGTACTTGTCCAGGAACTTGCTCCTCTGGTCCTTTACTAGTCGTAGGTGATACAAAGTCATCTCCGTCAATTATTATTTCTTCTGGATTGATACCTCTTGCTTGTGTAAATGCAAAGTCGCCGCCTGTTAATACAGTATCATAAGACCTTGGATCTGGTAAGAAAGATCCGTCTGAAGTTGATTTTCTAAATACTAAAACATCATTTAAAGTAGTAGGAATAATTTCTTCATCTAATAAAACTGTATCTGCTAATATGCTATCGTCATCATATAAAGCAACTCCTGTTTGTCCTGCACCTGTAATACTTTGCATAACTGCATTTATATTAGTAACAGGATTTGCTGTGCCAAAATTAGGATCATCTATTCTCACACCATTTTTATAAACATTGTAAATCATTCCTGAAACTAAAGGACTAGCAAAATTTAAAACCCTTGTGCTATCGTCGCCAATTTGGAATATTTCGTCTTCAAATGTTGTATCAAAAGTATCATAGGTAGTTGTAAACCATTCGTCTGAGTCCCAACCACTTCCTGAACCAAAGCTGAAACTACTTACTTCTACTCCGCCATAGTCTATACCATCTAATAGTTGTGAAAGGTCATTTCCGTACATACCTGATGTAGGATTATAATAAAGATTAATCCTATCTTGTGCTTGTAGTAACTCTGGTGCTTTGTTGTATGTTATTGTAACAGTTTTATTTTGTGCTAAAGAATTAGTAAATGTAATACGTCCATTACTTCTTGTGAAACCTTTAGTGTCGGTAGTAACATTACTAAATGTATACTCACTACGCAATGACTCTAAGCCGTCAACTGTAACAGTAATCTGTGTTGACTTTAACTGCATTGGCCATTTTAAATCAAATATTTGTTGATCTAATGTTGATGTAAAAGTTTGCGTTTCATTTAGTGTTTGGAATAGATAAGTTCCTGTAACTCTGTCAAACTTGCATCTTATATGTGCAGTTTTAGATTTTCCTTCTCCTAGTATAGCACTTAATCTAGCAACACTTCCGTCATCACTTGTAGTACCTACAATTTGTATTGTAGGAGCTGTTAGGTATCCGCTACCTGCGTTTGTAACTTTTACACTAGTAACTCTTCCGTTACCAATAAATGCTTCAGCTTTCGCTCCAGTTCCGCCGCCGCCGGAAATTATAATTTTAGGCGCAACTAAGTATCCGGAACCTGCATCTGCAATACTCAAAGATTTAATTTGATATCCTAAGTTATCTAACCAATGTTTGCTTGGATAATTTTGTAAATCTGATGTTCCTTCAATAATTTCGCCGTCTATGACTTTAACACTTTGCGGAACAATCTTACCTTCATCTTCGTTATAGTATGGTGCAAGATCAAAATCTGTAATTACATTATTTGCAGGATCTATTTTTTCGTAAGAACTTAGATACTCTCTTATCTTAGTTTTATATGGCTTCATTTCTTCTACATAATCTTGGTAACTAGGTAAACTATCATTTTGGAATGTTACTTTTTGTTCTAGTTCTCCAATGTTATGTTTTGCTTTTACAAAACTTGTTTTGAATGCCCAGTCAACATTAGGTTGCTCTGTAAATACATATCGTACGCTTGCAAAGAATAATTCATTCCAGTGAACAGCAAGATTATCAACAAATATATCAGCCTTCAAAATTTCTAATATTTTTCTAAATTCTGTATTTGGCTCAGTATCGTAAAATATTTTATCAAAACTTGCGCCATCAAATGCTGTGTTACTTGCATTTACATCATAAAGACTATTTTTAAATCCAATAGTTCCGTTTTCTCTACCAATTGTTTCATAAGCTAGTGTATAGTCTTGTGTTTCTAATTCAGCTATCTTTTTAAGTAACAACCATCCGCCAGTACCTACATTGTTTATTTTAACAATGTCGCCTATTTGATCATTTAGGGCATATATTTGATAGCTTGCGTCTAATGTATGATTTATAAATGTAAACTGATTATATGATGTTGCATACCAATCTTTGTATTCCCAATATAAGTTTATATCGTAACTTTGTGTAAAAGTTCTTAGGTACTCTACACCGTCCCATTGATATACTGCCCATTTGTTATTAATTGTTTCATCATTCTTAACAAGAACTGCAAACTTTCTTACTGTAATAGAAACATTATTTGTATAATCTCTACCACCATTTATAATATCAACGCTAGAAACTTTTCCATTATCATCTATATTAAGTTTTAATTCACAACCTGATCCTTCTTTATCACTTATAACATAAGTTGGTTCATTAATATATCCTTGTCCAGGATCATTTATTATAACATTTATAATTACACCGTTTTCAACTTCTAAAGTTAGACTTGCTGGTTTCACTCTAGCAATACTTACAAATCCTATCTCACCAAAAGTGTCTGCGGTAGTATCATAAATTCCTGTAGCTAGTGTTGGTTGTGGGTCAAAACCTGTTAATTTAGAAAGATCAAATTCGTCAACAATTAAAACTTTGCTTAAGGTATTATTTGTTCTTTCAATAAATTGTTTACGTGCTTCTGTTCTATTTATAAACCAACTCTGTCTTGGTTCGTTCAATGCGCCGTAACGAAGTTTTATAGGCAAGCCTATGTCTGGTACAGGTCTATCGTTTCGGTCAAATCCTACTAGACTATCGAACCATTTTTGTTCTATTTCTGAATTAGGTATACTTGTTTCAAGACCGTCACTGATCAATTGGTATTCTAAATGCGTAGGCTGTTCTTGATTATCAATAGTCCACCAATTAAAACTAATCGCAGTATCTTTATCTTCAATAAATGAAGCACAGTTATATATTGCATATCTATCTGCGCCTAACATTGCAACAAATCTATATCCCATATCAGCAGGTACAGTAATGTAATTTATAACATCAGAACAAGTAGTAATTCTATCCGGCACATTTGGCAATGTAGATTTATTAAACACCCAATAGTAATAATAATTTGTAAATGTTTCAGAGTTTTTATTATATCTTCTTCTTACACTATAAACACTATCGCCATATTTACTTGTGCCACTTACACCTCTTGCAATTCCTGCTTCTGTGCCAACTAAATTATCCCATTCACTTGGTAAAAGAGTAGATTCTACCCATTCATAAACTTCAACACTGTTTCCTGGAAACAACGTGTTAAAATTTGCTGTTGCTTCACTAATTGTTCCTTGATGATGATTAATAAATTTTGCACTATCTATATCCCACCATAACTTACCAATCCATTCATCGCTGATATAATTTAAAGTATCAGCTGTAATTGTTGTATCAGTAGAAACTGTATACCTTGCAGGATCATAACTTGTTTTGAAACTTAGTTCTTGTTCAGCAGGGCCTGCAATTTTTCCTTGTATTGGATCAATATAATCTAAGTATGTTAGCAGACTATTAGTATCTTTATTGTATAAGTATAAACCTTTAAATTTGCTTGTATCTGCAGGTAAAATAGGTGTTCTTGTAATTGTCCAAGATTTCATGTCTGCTGGCTTACGATATTCTGCAACTAATCCTTTATCTAGTATACTACTTTCAGGAACTTGTTGCTTAGGTAATCCAATATAGACATGGTTTTTACTTACAAGTAATCTGTTACCAAAATCTTGTGTGTCTAGATTGTATGTAAAGTTCTGACTATAAAGTAATGTGTTGTTAATTGTTTCATATATTGTAACAACTCCGCTACCTGTATCAACTGTTTGAAACTTAGAAGAATTATTATCAAATGACGTTGCTGTTGGATTAAGTCCAGATAACGGATCTAAAACATATAGCTCATTTTCTTTAAGTTCTTTGTAAGTATCAAAAGATGTAGAACTTACCATAGTTCCGCCTCTAGATGCTACAGCTAAAGTATCTCCATCGAAGTCAAGTTTTGTACCAAATTGTACATTAGGCTTTGTATCTATAGGACGTAATGTCTGAGAGTATACAAAAGTATCACCACTTTGTATGTAAAGATACACTGCTCCGCCATCATCTACTACGTCACTATTGAAAGGTGCTCCAACGGCTATTTTTCTACCATCTGCTGATACTGCTATTGTTGAACCAAAATCTTCTGTTAGGTTAAAGGGTTCTAATATTTGTGAATATTCATAATTAGTACCGTTTAATCTATATACAACAACTTTTCTGTTTGCTATACTACTATCTATACCTAAAGTTACTCCATCTTGTTGGATTTCATATACACTTGTATATACGGAATTAGCAATTAACACTTCGCCATCATTACTAACATCAAAGTCAGAACCAAATGTTTCTAAGTTGTTTTGTTCTAATGTGCTTTCAACTAGAGAAAAGTTTGTATCATTAGGAACATAACCTAATAAGTCTAATCCACTTGTTTGTGCAGTCCATTGACTTACATCGAATGTTCCTGGAATTAAGTTTGTATTTGCTTTGTATACTGTATCTCCAAATCTAGCATATTCATTTTCAAAATAAGTTGCAGAAACACTAAAGTGACCTCTATAATTTTTCTGCACAGATAAAGCCCAGTCATCTGTAGAATTTTTATTAACAAAATATATTCTGCCTTGATTTTCTTCTGATCCATCTCCTTGAGCATGAATATAAAGTTTGTAACTATCTGAATCTGGCTGTACAAATCTTAGTTTAGTACCTAACTGTCTGTTATCTGCACTATTTGGAACAGTAAAATAATCTATAAGGCTGTATGTTACACCTTTAATTTCGTATATTGCAAAAGTACCTTGTTCAGATAATCCTGTGCTATACCCTTCAGCAACAACAGGAATGTTATAAACTCTTGTCCAGTCTAAATTAATAGATGATGGAGGATTAGCACTGTCAGTAATACCGTCTATTGAATAAGATGTATACACCCAATATTCTAAATCTCGTAAATAGTTTATTCCGCTTTGCACTATAGGAATATTAGTACCTGTATCAATAACAATGATAGGTCCTGAAATAGTATTTTCCATGTGTGCAGAATTAATAGGCCCCATAGTTCTTGTAGCAGGTCCAAGACCTGGAACATTCTGTACAAAGGTTGCATTTGAATTTACACCAAAATCTGATCCTACAGCCCAGGCGCCGCTTTTGTTTTTTAAATAAATTTTAGCAGTAGCAAATGCTCTTTCAATATACGCAATAGTCGCTGTAGATCCTGTTGCTGTATCTGTTAGTGTGTCTCCAATATTTGGTATAAAAGGATCACCATTTAAATCAAAGTTTGTTAATCTTACCTCAATATAACCGTTCCATATATCTGCAACTGTATGTTCAGTACTGTTAATATATGTTGATGACAATCCTATAGCAGAAGGATCTTGCACTAGTCCATTAACACGGATTGTGTTAAGCCATACTCTAGTTTTATCGCCTATAGAAATACTATTACCGTGTGTTAGCGGAGTTCTTAGCCACCACTTACTATCAAGCACTTGTATATTGCTTTGTCCCTGTGTATGTGATAGTATTCCAAACTCAGATGCTCTTGTTGGATTAGCTAAATTTTGTAATTGTTTAGTATCTAGTATGTTACTAAAGAAAGGATTATTAACAGTATTATTTTCTAATGTAATATCTTGTATCACAAGATTTGCATTTGTTTCTGTAAGATTGTTACTTGTGAATGTGCTACCTACATTGACATACCACCAACCTGTATGATAGTCGTCTGTGATTTGTAATACTTCTACATAATCTCCAATTAAAATACCGTCTGCGTAAATTTTTCCTGTGCCTTGAAATGCACCATTTACATCTTTAATGTAAGCTGTCATTTCATTTTCGTTGTTTGTTCTTCTATATTGTATTGTTGCCCTACAAGTATCTGTGGTAATATCTGTACCAGCATTTGGCACACTTAATGCACTTTGAATATGAATTATGTGTTGTACTTTATCAACTATAGTATGATTTCCGTTTAACAAAGATTCAGTAATTACACTATCATTATTAAAAGGCTCTATACCTGCTTGTGCAGTAGTTGTATATTTGTTCCATTTTAAAGTTAGAATGTCGCCTGGCTTAGTTCCTTCAAACTGTTCTTTTTCTGCTCTAATTAAAATATGATCTGTATCTGAATTAGCACCTAATGTATAATCGCCTCTTACAATATATTCAATTTCTGGATATTGTTGTGAAGCAGAATCATAATCATTTTCTTTGGCTTGTTGATTTGATGCATGATTGTTGTAAGTTTGTAATGCATCTGCTTCTACATCTCTTGCGGCCTTCCATAACTGACTAGAGTATAAAACAATATCACCTTGCGTATATGGTTCATTCTTATTATAATCTCCTTTTAGTCTACTTTTAACATTAGAAGCATGTGGTGAACCAATTGCAAGATATTTGCCATCTGGGCTTACTGCAACACTTTGTCCAAAGCCACCGTTTGAATCAAATAAGAATGATTGTTCATCTATTTGCTGTAAAAATCCAAAATCTGTATTATCACTTGGTCTTTGATATATGTAAACACTACCATTTAGATCTTTTGGTGCTGTAATTGCTATGCGGTTGTTATTACTAGTAACACTAAAGGCTGTACCAAAATCCTTTTCAGTGGAATCTAAAACTCCTGCGGCTGTGTTTACAATGTTAGGTTTTAATTCAAATATTTCTCTATTCTTTAAAACAATCCAGCGACCTGTATCGTCATCATCTACCCATAGTGTGCTATTTTGATTAGATACATTAAGACTGTCATTTGCTAAAGCAAGTGTTGGAAGTCTAGCCTGCTTGAATTGTGTAATATAACCATTAACTTCTGTAGTGTCATCTGTAGCTTCAATGTCTTCGCCTTCTGTACTTTCTAAAGTTATTATATTAAGAGATACGCTATCTACTTTATAATACCCGTCGGTAGCATCTGAAATATCATTAATTCCGATAATATCACCTTTTGCAAAAAATACAGATTTATCAACAGTAATAGTAAATTTGTTAGATTGACTTTCTGTAACTTTAGTAATTCTAAAATCTGTTGGTTCTAATTTATAAACATTCCAAGTTTGCTGTGTTTTATCTAAAGCTGTCCAAATATAACTATTCGTAGGAATTGTATTTTGTGTAATTAAATCATCATATGTTTGAAGACTAATACCAACGTCGGACGGATTAACATATCCAGCTGTTTTAGTATAACTATTTTCTTCATTGAAGTATTTTGTAGGTAAAGGTTTATGGTCGTAATCTTTTGGCTTGACATATATTGAATTTCTATCTAACCTATAAATTAAACTTGTATCTTGTGGATTAATTCTATCTACTAATTCTATTTGCTGAGGCTCTTGCCTATACTTAGATTCATCCAATACAAAATCAAATTGTTCATCTCCTGTAGATGCTCCATAACGTCCTGCACGTACTGCCCATTCTTCAAAAAATTCTAAACTATCTTTATTTGCACTTCCTAGCTTATCAAATAGTTTTATTAATACATTCTTAGTACCTTTATCCTGAATAGCACCTTGGAAGAATTTGTACTGACTTACATCGTCGTTAATAATATTTTCAAGATACTTTCTTTTTTGATATCCTGTCGCATGCTGTGCAAGTTTTTGTTGTTCAATATCAAAGTTATCTGAATCTAGATCATAAAAGTCTGAAAATTGTTTTGCTTTGTAATCAAAATTAGGTAAAAGTTTTTGTTCAGGTTTTTCATCTAGTAATACCCAACCTGTATCATTAAATAATTGTGTTCCTGTTACATTTGTTGTTGCAACATAAAAATATTGTTTATATTTTATAAGCGACCCTATTTTATAATCTTGGTATGGTAACCATTCTGTAACAACAGCATCATCAAAAATAAAGCCTGGAATATTATACGATCCGTTCCAGTCGTCTGAACGATATCCTTTTACTTTTATTCTTTCTTGTCTATATCCTTGAGCTCTATTATAGATTACATCTCCAAATACAGTTTTATTATCAATAATAACTGCATGCTCGTGTTGAACTAAAGGAATTTTTAAATGATATATTCCATCATTAGTATTTTTTACAAATATTCCAAAATCGTTAGTATTATCTCTTTCTGTGGTAGCAAAATCTGCTAGTAATCTTTTTCCATCTGCTTTTAATAAACTATAATCATAAAAATTATCATATATATCATCTACTACATTAAATGGTTTACTAAATTCAATATTTCTAGCACTAGGACTTACAGTAAGTATAGTTCCGTTATCCCAAGATTGTGTTGTCCAGAATAAAAATTCTTTAGCACTAAGTCTCCAATTTTCAACTTCCTCAATTTCTTTATTGAAGGTATCAAATTTAAATCCTGATCTTATAAGATATTCCTGATATCCCATCATAAGATCTACAACTTCTTGTTTTTCACTAAACAATGTACCATATGGCATTTCTTGTACAACAGTTTCAAAATTAGTAGACAGATAAGCTGTTGCTCCTCCTTCTTCAGGAAGTTCTGGCAACTTTTGATAATTATCTTGATTAAAACTATCACCTGCTGTATGACTTATCTTAACTCTATAATAGTTGTCTGATACTTCTACAATTTGGCCAGGTTCATAACTTTTTCCTTCTGTCCATGTTAAGAAGTTTTCACTAACTCCGCCAACATTGATTACTCTGTCGCTATTTTTCCGTCTTACTGGATAATATTTAAATACAGGATTATCTTTATCATAACCTTTTACAATATATCCAGATGGAGATATTTCAATAATCATACCACTGTAAGATAAAACGTCAGTAGGAATACTTTTAGTTAATTGTATTTTATAGTTTTCTTCTGGAACAAAAACATTTCCTTCATTTGTAGGAGTTCTAGCATCTAGTATAAGTCTAAATTTGGACTTCTGAGTAAATCCTCCAATCTTTGAAGCTAATTTATTTTCTATGTTTTTAATATTTGATTTATATTCAGTAAATCTAAGTGTATCATTACCTGCAAGGTAGCCTTGAATATAGTTAATTATACCCGATGTAAACACTCTTTCACTATCAGTTGCACTGTTAGGAAATTTTAATTTACTTAATTCAATTCTCTTACTTGTATCTCTGTAAATTAATTCTCCCGCACCATTACGTGCTATCCTACTACGATCAAATGCTAAACCAAAAAATTGTGCAGGCTGATTCAAAGCCCAAGATATCATTAAACTGAACGGATAGTGAGAACTTCTTCTCCACGCAGTTTCTACAGGTCCTTCATCACCAAACTTAAATTGATTACCATATGTTGTAGTAATATTTCCTCTAGAATAACCTGTTCCACTAGGGGGTATTAAATTACCACTTTCGTCAACAGGGATATAATTAAAAATATCTGTATTTTTAAATTTGTTTCTGTATGTTACTTTTGAACCTGCTGTGCCTCTAACAACAGCATTAGCCATATCTTGCCAAAGCAACAAATTATTACTTGTATAAGGGGCTGTACCATATTCTGTATCAAACCAATCAGGCTTTTCTTTAAAACCTAATATTTCCCATGGATGGCTATGAGGTCTATCTGTATTGTAAAAGTCTTTGTATATAGCACGCCAAAAACCAGCTAAGGGTTTGTCATAAGGATCAGATGCCATTCCATAATAATATGTGAACCCATCTCCTGAACGATAAATCGTATTCGATACATAATCCGGTGTGCCTACAGTCTGTAACCAAACATTAAATTCTGATATCATAGTTTTGGAAACTTGTGTTCTAGAAAATCCTGTATTTCTATTTTTGCTGTCTACATAATCTACAATATCTAAAATATTTTCGTCATATGTCTGTTTTATATTATTATAAATTCGTTTTTCTATATCTAGTAGAAGATTATCTCTAAAGTCGCCAAAACATTTCCACAAACTACCATCATGCCCTTGTAACATTGGTTTTGCTTTTGGATATTCTTCTAATAATTGTGTATCATTAGTTGCATGACTCATTGCACTATTTGGCATATAAAATAATGTATTAGTTCCTGTAAATAAGTGTGTATGAGTTGCCCCAGTTCCGCCGTTTCTTATATCCTCTTGAGATGCCGATACTTCATCTGTAAACAAAGGATAGAACCATCCAAGTTTGCCTTTATATGATTTAGTTGTGGTTGTATCTCTACCATAAATTTTCCAAGGGCCTGTTACATCCGTAGGTGTTTTTATGTATGTGTCATCTAAAAATATCTCAGGAGTAAATCTAGGATATAATCCTAATTTTGTAGGTGTAGGAGGTATCCAGCAACCGTCTGTAGTTTTATATTCATAAACATCTAATATGTCTCCTGCATTAGGAGCGTTTAATAAAGTTAAAAATCCATCAGTACTAATAGTGTAATCTTCATATAATAAAAGTTGTTTTTCATTAAGGTATGCTAGTACAGCTTTTTCAGATAATTTTGTAAAATCTATTCCGCTTGTTAAACTAAAAATTGTTTGTGATTGGTCTTCAATAATATGACTTACTTTTGTATCTCCACCATGTGCTAACATATCACTAAAGTAAAAAGGATCACTATTAGTTTTATTTGCATTAAGTTCTGTTAGAACTTTATCAACATGTATTTTTTCAGTACCTTCAAATCCTAACTCATTTGCTATTCTTAAAAACTCTCTTTTAAATTTAAGATATTCTATACCAGAATATTTAATTGCTTCTATAGAATCATAATCTTTATCTGTCAAATTATATAAAGCAAGATTGACCGGGCCACTGTGTTGTACAAATTTCAAACCAAATTTTGATGCATTTCCTAAATCTCTTAAATTACTTGTTCCAGGAAATATGCCTTCAAATCCATTTACATTATCAACAATGCTGTCAACATGGTCTAACACTTCCCCTAATGTAAACGTAGTAACATTTTCATTTTGCGGATTTTTTTCAAAGTTTATTGGAAATTCATAATATCCAACACCTTCTCTTTTAGGTGAACTAGATGTTGTTTTTAAAACTAGTTTGTCATCTGCTGTTAGTTCTTTATCAAATGTTACATAAGCATACCCGTTGACTCTGTTTATTGTGTAGTCAATCCCATCTCGTTTACGATTACTATTCACATAAACTTTTATGTCTAAATCATTTAAGTCTCCGCTGTTAGTATAAACGTCGACAATAAAGTTATTTGTCCTTGCGGTAACTGTTGTTTGTTTAACAACAGGCTGTACTGATTTTGTTGGTGCTTTTGTCCAACCAGAAACATTTGTAAACGTTGTTCTATCAGTATACTTTCTTAATAATGCAGTGTCTGTGCTAACAGTGAATACATCTGCAATTTCGTCATATTGATAAGTATCTGCTAATAAATTAAAATCAAAAACAATATCACCACTATTTTCGATAGTTCTATAACTTAATGGAAATCCTAATTCTGTATCATTAGCACCTGTGCCAACTTTATAACTAAAAATTTTATTTCCTGCAAACGTGCTTGACTCTAATGTATTAATCTGTGCTCCTGCATCGTTATACATATCAAATAATGGTTGTTGATTTACTTTAGTCTTATCTTGTGTTTGCTTCCATGTAGTTCCATTATAATAGAAAATTTTTCCTTTAAAATTACTACCTGCTTTAACTAATACTGTTTCATCAATTAACGGAATTGTATCTGTAGTTTCTTTTAAGGCAAGCTGTAAATTTCCGTTTTGATTTATAAAATTAACCTCGTATATTTTTCCTGCAACAAAACTGTCTGGGTCTGCTGTGAATAACACACGCATGCCTGTAACTAATTCTACTCCATCTACAAAGTAACCAACTTGTCCTTCAATATTAGAGAACACATCTGTTGTAACTGTATCAACTAGGTCTACTGATGTCTTTGATTGTGTTCCAAAATTGTAAAGTTTTAATCCTGCGTCAAACTCGATAATAGGCCTTGTTGCTCTATATGTTTGGTCTAAAACTGCTGACATATTATTAATCTCAGCAATATTTTCTATTACACTTTTATGTGTCCATTTATTATATCTTGCCCATTGATTTCCATCCTTGGATGCTCTATTAATTACAATATAGTCTTTTAGAGAAGCATAAGAAGTAGCATCGCCAAATGGCAGTGACGCAAATCCTTGTGCGTCAAACTCAGTAGATATATCTGACAAATAATCAGCAGTAATAACTAAGTCTTCTTCAGAAATTAATTTAATTGAATCTCCGACACCTTCGACATACCAATTACCTTCTCCGTATTTGGCTGGTGTAATTTCTCCGTAAAATTTTATCTTCATGCCATTAGTTAAACTATAACCATTTTGCATAGTGTAAGTTTTTTTACCAATTATATCTGATCCTACATCAAGTTGTGTATTATCTCTAATATCTTTGATAACAATAAGTCCTGTAGTTTCAATATCGTTATCGTTTGTGTAGTAAAGAAGATCAGGAGCTTCAAGATCTATTTCCCAAGTTATAGACCCTTGTTCAACTTTCTGTTGGCTTACTCCTTCATTATAAAGGTTTGTATCATCTTCAATACTAGTATTTGTTCTAATACTAAAGGGCATATCAACTGTGTCAATATCAAAGTTATATGTTTGTCCTCTATATAATGTTAATGTTGGATTACTTACTTTGTTCTCTTCGCTGAAAATATAAGAATTATTATCTACGTTGTCCTGCATCTTTACTGCAAAAGTACTTGTAATATTCCTTGCAGTGCCATATACTGGAATTTCATCTGGTCCTGCTGGAAGCCAATAATATTCTCTAAAGTTTACAAACTTGTCCCAATTGATGTGAGGATCCCAAGCGTAATATTCTTGCGAACTATATTTGCTGTGATCTGCATTATCAGCATTTCTAATTTTACTAGAGTTTACATAATCTCTATAATCTCTGTAAAATTTAATATTATCCAAACCGTCTGTGATTGTAGTAACAGGTTCTAGCTGATAATTTTCTCTAGTTTTTGTTATATCTGAAACATAGTTATCAGATGCTTTGAATGCTTTGGCATCTCTACGACCAATGAATCCATCAACCTTTTCTACAACACCCGGTTGCATTAATTGGTCTAATGTACTACTTAGGAATTTTTTATTTGCTGTGCTTCTAAAATACCTCGGTAGTAGGTCTGATGTTTTTCTTTTGCTATTTCCATTTGTTGGAATTGGGCTTTCATCTTGTGCCATTAGTATCCATAGCCTCCACCGCCGCCGCCGGAGCTACCTCCGCCGCCACTTGATCCGCCACCGCCCGAGCTACTTGAGCTACTTGAGCTACTTGAACTACTTGAGCTTGACGTATTAGTTGTTGTGCTACTAGTACTTGTACTTGTAGTTGTTAATGCTTGACTTTTTATACCTGTATTAGTTGTGCCTGTTGATGTAATAACATTTCCTGAGGCTTGTATTCTTGATGCTGTTACAGAGTCAATAATTTCTACATCATCAACTGTTGCATCGTTTATAAAGATTTCATTATTTTCGGCTTTAACTTCATACAAGCTACCAAAGCCCTGTGTAGCTTGTTTTGGTACAAGTAAAATATTAACTGCATCTGGAGAAATACTATTCATAATAAAAGTTGCTAATTCAGTAAAGTGGAAACTATCACCAAAGTTCCAATTAGCTAAACCAAAGAATCTATTTACTGCACTGATTACATTAGTTTTTAACTCATTACCGTTAACTACTTCTCCTGAATTAGGAACAATTTTAAAAGTTGCTTGTAGATTATCTTGTGCATGTACACCAAACAACGGCTTATAAGTTACAGGATGATAAATTACTTCATCACTAATAGATTTATATTCATTTATTTGTCCGCCATAGTTCTGAAATAATTCATCTGAGCTAGGAGGTAATGGCATTGTACCTATTACACCTTTAAGATAGTTTCTAAAGTTTACATCGTAAGATCTAGTTAACATATAGATATCAATAATATTACTTGCACTAGGATCGATCCTGTTGCTTTGATCTGCACTATGTACATACTGAAATTTTAAATCTGAGCGTCCTACATGTGCTTTATAATCTGCAGACACAGTAAGTAAATTATTATTCAATATTTTAAAATTATCATTATCTGTTACATAAAAAATTTGTCCGTCGCTATATTGACTATATGCACCTATCTCTATTTCTGTCTTAACTACATTAATAGAACTTCCTTGATCATAAAAATTATATTTGCTAAATCCTTGATCTGATGATTCTTTCTTTAAGAAAATATATTTTGTATCTGGATTTGTTTGTGGTGCTACAACATTTATAAAAATATCTGGATCGTCTACACTACCATCGTCATTCAAATCAAAAAAGCTAACTTCTACTTTTTTACTATTAACATATCCGTCTGCATTCCTAAATTCTTTAACAATCTCCCAATTGATATCATTGTTAAATGCATCAAGGGAATCAGGCTTAGTATTAAAATTCATTATTGCTACTTTATCTTTTACTAACTGTCCTGTTTGTGAATCGTAAATTTTTGACTGTCCGTCAAAGTAAAAACTCAACTCTTTATCACTTTCAAATATATAACGTAATCCTCTATTAGTAACAGTATATTTTTCGCCATTTGTTTCAAACAATATTAACCAACTAGAGTCAAGTTGATTATTTGTAACGTCACCTGTTTTACCATTACTAAAAACATCTACTGTATTAAGGTTTTCGTTAATAATTACTCGCCAATTTCTGTTAACCTGATCATATCTTAAAGCAAAAGTTTTATATGCAAATACTTGGTCAATAATTTGTGCCCTTACATCAGTTGAAATGTCTTTTACTATTTTAGGTTTGACTTCTTCTAAAACACTATTTTCAGGTAAAATATCATTGAACACAAGTGGACCTTCTCCAGTTACGCTATCTAAAGTTGTTCCTGCTCCTTTTGCACTTATAACTTTGACCCATTTATAACTACTAGCACCTTTTGCTTTGCCATCACTAGTTAATAATCCTTTGCCAATAAAAAAGAAGCCTGCGGGCGGTTTAAATTTTAATAAAGCACCTGCCTCTACATACTTTAATGAACCTCCTGTAAAAGTACCTACTTGAAACGGAACATCATTTAAATTCTGTAATAGTCCTGTAGAACTATTTGTTGTTTTTGTAGACTGTTTAAATCGTGCATTTAGGTCACTAACAATAATTTTAGCATAATTTCCAAAGTAGTAATTGCTTATTGCTCTGCTTTTAATTATAGGTAAAATTGTATTTTCTATATTCCCTTCAATGTCAGTTTGTGTTGCAAACGTAAATGAAGTTTTATTTTCATACTGCTCTTGATACAGTACGCCATCTGATCCATATAAATTTGTACTAGAGTATTTTCCAGTAACATCTTTTAAATCAAAGTATCTGCTAATACCACTTGTTGTCCTATTAGTAGATTTAACTTTTACAATCTCTTGATTTGTTGTAAGAGGAACAATATTATAATCTTCGCCGGTGACCATTCTATTTTGTGTATAGTATGTTTGCGGAGCATTTGATCTAATACTAGCTGTAGATTCGCTTGTAGTTGCATTGTTAACTGCTTCTTTAAGTTCAAGTCCTAGAGTAAGTGTTTCGGTTGTTCCTGCTTTGCTTACGTATGGTAAACTTACTGTTATATTTGTAAGTTCAGCAGGTGCTATATTAAGTGTTTTATTTGCACTTGTTCTATAATAAATCCTAAATGAACCAGTAGGTAAATTTCCAAATGTTCCGTCAGCAAAAACTAAACTAATTTCATCATTGCCTCTAGTTTGCACTACATAATAATCTTTAATCTTTTTAATTAAACTGTTGTAAATTGCGTTGTTACCTTCAGTTGAATTTACTTGTGTCCAAATTTTATCTGCAAAACCTTGTGTGTCTAACCCGTACAACCAAACATCTGTATCGTTAATATTTTGTGCTTCAATAGCAATCTTTTGATTAGCTGATGGACTTGCAACATTAAATTCATTAGATTGCATTTTTCCTTGTCTAAAATGTAAAAAATATCCGGAGTTAGAACTGTTAGCGCCACGCCCGTCTTCTCTATACAAAAATGCTAAACTAGTTCCTGGAACAGGATTTTCTTCAATAATATTATTCAACTCTGTATCAATACCTGTTGATACAACTTCAAACTGCGTAGGTGAGCCGTTCACTGCTTTTGTGAATCCAAATATAGGAACATCATCTTGTCCGCCATTAACTCTATATTGCTGTGTTAGGACACCATTTATAACTTTACTTTGTGCAGGCTTACCAATTGTTCCGTTTTGCGGAAGTGCTGAATTAAGCACACGTCTAAATTGTTCTGCCCAATTTGAGTTACTAGGATCGTTCCATATAATTGTTTGTTCAGCTAAATTACTGCCGTTGCTATCTACGAGACTTTCAGTTGTGCTAACTGTTTCAAATTTTAATAGACCGTTTGCCGCCTGGTTACGTCTTGGATTGTATGAAAGCATACGTGCTAAACGTAGAACTGATTCTCTACGTTCTGCTAATTCTAAAAAGTTTTCTCTTGCGTTTAGATCAACTCTATAACTTATATTTTGTCCTAAAAACGCAATCATATCGATTAATGCAAGATACTCTGATGTATCAATATAATCGTTAAAATCTTCTGGGTAGTTTTGCCTTAGATAGGTGATCATTGCACGTCTTAACGTGTCAAAATCATAGCTACGAAATTCTGCATTCCGATAGCTTTGGTATACTTTTGTCCAATCTTCTGCAAGTAGCAGTCTATTTTGTCTGTCGGTTGATGACATTGATTATCCTTCTATAAGCTCTACTGTATTTATTACAAACGATAATACTAGTAGTTAATTGTGTCACACCAATCCAACATTTTTATCAAATTGTAGCCTTAAACTTTCGCTAATATTATAATCTAAGTACATTAACGTACATTCAATTTGTAATCCTGATTCGAATTCAGTTACTTGTATTGCTGTAGCTCTAGTTCTAGGATCATAATTCACAATATTTGTTACATTTGTTGTAATGGCATCTTTAAGTTCTGTAGTTAAAGGTTCAAACAATGCGTCCCATATAATACAACCAAACGTTGGGTCGGATAGTTTTTCTCCTTGTCGAATATTAAGGTGATTAAGTAGATTTTGCTTAATTAATGAAATATCAAACTGCTGGAACGTGTTGTTCTCTGGATTGACTGTGCTGAATCCCCTATAGGCTTTTTGCTTAATAGGTGGGGCTTTTTCTCTTTTAGGAGTTACTTTAATTGTTTTGTATAAATCTTGCGCCATAATAATATTTACCTATTCTAAGGACCAGCAAAAACTGTATCGCTTCCTGTTGAAACACTTGTACAAGCTGTTATAGCATCTCCTACTCGTCCTACTCCTTTACCATTAGCAAATACTTCCGTACTGCCTGTTGTAATAGGCTTTGCATGTGTACCGCACGGTGCTGGTGGAACATCATGAGATGTGTTGTTATCGTCTTGTCGAGATACTCCTGTTCCGTTTACAAATACATCACCACTACACTCATCTCTTTTTGGTGTTGAGCAATGTGGAACATCTTCGTCAACGCTATCACCTCTACATACTGCCGGCACGTTCAATCTCCATTAATTTTTGTAATTTTGAATTCCATTGTTCTATTTCTTGGTGTTGTTCTTCAGTGTGCGGACCTTCAGGAATTTCAGGTCTAAACTTAATTACATGATCAAACTCATTAGGTATATCTTCAAAGTTATTAAATGTTTGAAGTTGTCCATCTATCATTATAACAAATTCATGCATTAAAATGGTCCTCCTGATGCAGGTGTATCTATTGTTGCGGATCCTTCACCAGTATCAATTGCTGTTGGTGGTGTTACATCAGCCAATGGTGTCAAATCACCATTTTTAATTTGTTGCCAAAGTCCTTGACCTATTTCTATTCTCTGTGGTGTCTTTGATCCTGGATTAGCGTAACCAACAGCATTTTGAAATTGTTTTCCTAGACTAGTAAAATTAGTATCGGTCCAAGTAATAAACCTTGCCTTTGGTCCTTTGGTCAAATAAGCAACTGCTAGTTTACAAGCAACTTTAGGATCATTTGCTAATTCTGGATTTTTGTAAATATCTACTCCAGCAAATCCTCCGTATAATTTATAATTGTCTGTACCAGTCAATTGGATAAGTCCACGTCCTCTATATCTCCAACCATCACCAGTTTCAGGTCCGCCGTTGCCCATTCTACTTCCATATACAACACTTCCTATTTCAACAGGCTTTCTATGTAAATCTTCAGATAATTGAAAACCTCCAGGCTTCTTAAACATTTTAAATGTAGCTCTTAATCCTTCAGAACTATAATTTAAATTTTCGCTTTGCGGTTCATAATTACTTTCTGCTTTAATTTGGGCAATGGCCATAGCTATTGCTTCGCCTGCTCCTCCTTCTACTGCTCCGCTTTGTAATGCTTTAACAGGATCTAACCCTAAGCCTTTTATAAGTTCACTTAAGAAAAATCTTTGTGACTCTCGTCTTG